ATGCTTACAGATACCAAATTACGAAACATCCACGGCAAGCCATATGACGGCCCGGAAGAAGTCCCGGACGCGGGCGGATTGTCTGCCAGGATAAGCCCGCACGGCGTTATATCTTTCCAGTATCGCTACCGATTCAACGGCAAGCCGCGACGGATGAAGATTGGCACTTACGGAGAAATAACGCTCAAAGAAGCCCGCGCGGCGGTGGCGGAACATAAGGAAATATTAAACTCAGGGCGAGATCCATCGATCGTAAAAAGAATGCACCTTTCCCGCGTTACGACACGGGCGACCGTTGAAGATATTGTCAGGGAATATATGGAATCACCGCAGGCAAGAAACATGGTCAACCATAAGCAAGTCGAAGCGATGTTAAGCAAGCATATTGTCAAACCATGCGGTAGCTATATTGTTGATGATATGGACGCCATAATGTGGGAGGGAATTTTTAGAAAGGTAGCTAATGGTGGCGCGCCCGTTCAGGCCGGGATAGTCTTAAACAGGATGAAGGCGGTTATAAAATATGCCATGCGCCGCCGCCGCGTGGAGCGTGACGACATATCATTGCTACGCGTGAAAGACGTTGGCAAAAACCCGGCGCAAAGGAAGCGCGTTTTATCAATACAAGAGATTCACCATCTGATCAGCATTATAGATAGCTCAAAAATGGCGCGGCTAAATCAGATATTGATGAAGCTGATTATATTCACCGGATGCAGAACAAGCGAGCTAACAAACGCAAAACGCGAGCATTTTGATCTTGATAATTGTGTGTGGACCGTGCCGGGTGCATTGAGTAAGAACAGAAATGAGTTTAAACGCGGTTTATCTGCCGTTAGCGTTGATTTATTGCGTGAGGCTATGGATTTGCACGGCTTTAATTTTATCTTCGTTCCCGTGCTTTCTGGAAGGGATGAAGCGGTAGACAGGAGCGTGCCGAAAACAGCCGCAAGGGATTTGATGCTAAGGATGGGCGGCGAGCCGTGGTCGTGTCACGATCTACGCCGCACTGTAAGGACAAACCTTTCAGCGCTTGGCGTTGCGCCGCACGTAGCCGAAAAGGTTTTGGGTCATAAACTGGCGGGGATGATGGCTATCTATGATCAATATGATTACGTGAGGGAACAAATCGAGGCGATGAATAAACTGGCTGATTACTACATGAAGCCCATCGATTTACAAAATGAAATAACGTCCTGATAACGGTAAAGAGATCCCCCGCGCTTTAATGCTGGCATCCCCTTTACAGGTTCAGGGAAAGGAGTTCCCGCTTCTTTCCATTTTTTAACGAGCTTAAAAAAGGCGGACTTGCTAAGCCCGCCTAACATTTTTTGCACTTGCTCACGGTTAATAAGTATTGTCCCGATCTTATCCATTACTCATCACCATTGTAATTAGTAAAAGGAATATCGCCATTAATAATGGCTTTTGCCATATTGCGCCAATCGCGCGAAAATTCGTTGTCGCGGTTAAAGTTAATCTCTTTTGCCGCATCTCCACCAATAACCTCAACAGCCAGCGCAAACGCAATTCGTGTCATTGCTTTTTCTTTCGGGTCAATGTGAATGCGGTATGAGTATTGTTTCCATGCAATCGGTGTTTCTATACCCGTTTCTAACTTACTGTGAGCAATAGACCACTTATCGCCCAGGTAGAAAAACTTAACGACATCAATCACTCTATCACTTGCTAATCCAATACAATCAAGCCACACGCCGCACGGCGGCTTTTCTCCTGGTTTCCATTCCGTAACTTCCGGCGCATCGCAATCATGGCGCTCATCTTCGATTAATTCATCAATGATTTCACTTTCTTTATTCATACCGTCACCATCCTTTTCAGAGTAACGCACAAAGCGCCACGTATTAGCCATCAGCGTATAAGATTCACCGCCTACCTTAGATCCGGCGTAATACTCCGTCCCAAAATCGTAATAACTTGAAAACGTGGTTACTTCAAAAGGCTGAATATCACCACGGAAGCGGTGGAACATTGTGCCTATTGCACGAGGTGTTTTATTTGCCATATTACGCCACCGTTACATTGTCAACTTTGATAAAGTATTCAGGGTGATTTTCTATTTCGTGCTTGAAGTGCGCGTGACACAATCGCCACTCCCGCGCCTGGTTGTGGAAGTAATAAACATATTCGCCATCAACCTTATACAAAATTCCTGTAGGTTTAGCCATGTAATAACGCGCCATTATTACCCCCAGCGTTTTATGAATTCCTCGTTTAATTTCGTATCGCCAGACCATTGAACATCATGTTCAGCGCCGAACGAGTAGATCAGCTCGATTAGTTCACTGAATTCTGATTTACTCATCCGGCTGGTTGATGTCCCCAATACAACAAAGCCGGATTTATCCAGGTTAGGGACGACGCCATATTTCTTAAGCCCGGCAGTAAATACCGCTTTCCAGTCTTCCGGCGACAGCTTCTTACCGTACCAATTAACCTGATCGCTAATGTCGGTTAACAGCGCCCAAAGCAACGCGTTTTGGCTTAGCGAGCGGGTTTTCTCCTGGATGGTAATTATCAGCGGGCTTTTGCTATCAGGCTGGATCTCTCTTATCTGCCTGATAGCGTTTTCTTTCACGGCGTCGTTGACTATCTCAAATCTAATTTGCCGCATTATTTCTTTTCACCTTATTTTTCGCTTTGTATTCCTGCCAACTTTCCCAGCGCGCCTTTATAATTGCTTTAAGACTTATCAATCTTGAAGAAGTCATAAAAGCGCCTTTTAAATATTTCATATCAACCGTAACAGGTTTATCAGGATCACCGCCGCGCTTGTATTCCGCGATCGTGCTTAAATCCTCCACGGTCAATTCTAAATCCTTGTTCATGATTCCCCCTTACACAATCCGCATTGTGTTTCTTAATTCCCCACGCAGCGCCCGTAATGCATCGCGCATTGGCACGAAAACCCGGTTAAATTTTACGTGTTTATATTTCCGCATCAGTGGCGGTGTATACACCTTTGCGTCGTATACTTCCCACGGATAATAAACGCGCGTATCGTCGACAAACGTTTCAACTGAATAAAAAATTACCCGTCTCATAATTCCAACCCCGTTTCGCCGTTAAGTTTTTCGATCTCAAATATTGGTTTATCCGGTAGCAGGCCGTTATTTTTACGGTATTCGTTTAATAAGTTACTAAAATTAAATGCGATAACATTTGAATAACCATAAAAACGCGCGTTTCTGAAAAAATATTTACCGTCAAACTTATTAACAGTTAATAGGTTCTCACTTCCTAACATCCGCAATATTCTCCCGACCTTTCCTTTGTTTATATTAATATTCAATTCATTTTTAACATCTTCCGCTGAAAAATACCCGCTACTATTTGAAAACAAAGGGATTATATCCCTTATCGCCATTTCTCTTACTGACTTCAAGCAATATGATAATCTTTTACTATTTAGATCTACTTTGATAATAACGCCATCAGAAACTAAAGCATCCAAAGCGCAAATTATTTCACCTTCCGGCCCAGGAATAGATTTAACTATCGTTCCCTCACCTGAAATAACAGCGTCATTTAAAAAATCAATTATTTGTTGTTGGTATGAAGTTTTCATTTTCAGCCTCGCTTTAAACGCGATAACAGCCACCAGAAAGCGGTAAACTTTCTGGTAAGCCGTTTGCTCATATTGATTAAAAGGATGCGTTATTCTGGTTGTTTCGTTGGTTAAATCTGCTTGTACGATGATTCATAGACTGAATACACGCCGCAGCCGCGCGGGCCTGGTCGCATGGTAAGATATTGCCGTTGTCATCAAACCGCTGGTAAACAGTGCCAGATTTGCCGTGACGGTTTTTAGATACAATGATTTCCATATATTCGCGGGCTACAGACTGCTCATCGTAGTAGCCATCGCGGTATACCATGATTATCCTGTCAGCGTCCTGCTCAAGATTACCGGAATCGCGCAGATCAGAATTGTTAGGACGCTTGTTCGGTCGTTCCTCAACGCGGCGGGATAATTGCGCCAGCGCCAACACCGGTACGCGCAATTCTTTCGCCATCATCTTCAACGACCATGATAATTGCCCTACGGCGAGATCATGACGTTCAGCCTTAGCCAGCTTCATCAACCCGATGTAGTCAATCATTACCATACCCAGGTTGGGATGCTCCTGTTTCATCCGTTCCGTTGTGGCGCGTATTTCCTCAACCGTTAACTGCGATGCGTCAACGATCCACACGTCAAGATTAGCAAGTGCGCTCATACCCTGACCAACATGCGCCCACCCCTCATCATCAAGTTTTACCGGATTACGCAGACAGTCGGTTGATAAATTACCAGCGCCAGCTATAGCGCGTTCAGTCATCTGATCGAGTGACATTTCAAGCGTGAAGAACAAAACGCCAACCCGCTGATCCTTGCTGCCAGGGTAAGGGCGTTCAGCAGCAGCGCGGGCAATTGCCAGCGCCAACGCAGATTTACCAGACCCAGGGCGCCCGGCGAGAAGCACCAGATCAGTAGCGTTAATGCCGCCTAACATTTCGTCGAGTGGTTCTATCCCTGTTTTGATGTTGTCAGAATTGACACCGCATTCCATGCGTTTGCTTAACACCTCCGTGTATTCCTGTACCGCATCGCGCAACAACACCGGAATGATCTTGTCTTTCGTTACCTTCAATTTTGAATACCGGGAATCAAAGTCTTTCATCGTCTCTTTGACGACCTCAAGCGTCCCCGTTTCCAGTTTGTAGCGCATATCGTCGATGAGTTCCAACATCTGCCGCCGCTGGTGCTCTTCACGTAGTAGCTGTGCGTATCCCTTCAGGTTGGCAGCAGACGGGCACGATCGCGCCGTTTGCATTAGCGGTACAAAGTTTTCATTGCCAATCTCATCGCCAACCAATAACGCGTCGATAAGATTTCTGTTTCTGGCTTGCGCCCGGATAACTTCAAACGCACGTTTATACAGCGGAATCGTGAACACTTCAGGATCAAGAGTGGCGAGAACATCTTGTGCGTTAGGAGTTAGGCCGCCTAACAGCAGCCCGCCGATAACTGACGCTTCACGTTCCTGCCGTAGTGAGTTCATTTGCTCAGTTACCATTATGTTATTGCCTCCGGTTTACAAAATGGAATATTCAGGGTAAAGAAATACCGTGATTGCTATGAAAGTTATACATTCTTTCAGCTTCTTTTCTTGCTTTTACGGCATCATCAAATGAGTCACCGTAATAAACGTATATTGTTTTCTTTTTCCCATCAGACCCCCTTATACCTATTTGCGCACGCCATTTATTGGTTTTCTTGTTCCACGTAACGCCAACGCATCCGCTAGTATTACTTGATGGCATTGTTTTGTTTCTGTTATTCTCCTTCCTTGTCACCATCCTTAAGTTTTCGATTCTATCGTCACCAGGTATATGATTTATGTGATCTATTTCCATTCCATCAGGAATAGGGCCGTTAAACATTTCCCAGATAATGCGGTGACGCCATGTGCAACAAATACCATTAACGCGTACAGTCCAATATCCGCGATAATGTTTACATCCAGCCACGCTACCTGCTTTTATTTTGTTATTTGCACGGTTACAAGACCAATATAGAACGCCGTCGCTATATGTAAATAAATCATCCCACATCATGACACCCCACCATTTCAGGCCTATATACAAAGCGACCAATTTCGCCATAATCAGGACTGTAAAGGATAACCGCAGCGCAACGTTGCGATCTCCATCCTCCATTAGTTGAATAAGCGTCTTTGCCCGCTAACGTGCCGTGGTGTTCAACTATGCCTATAGATGATTCTGTTACTGATTTATGGTGCAAATGTCCGACATGGACGTAAACATATTTCGACTTGCCGAAATCCTCACGCCAGTCAGCTACGCAAGCAGACAATAAATTTTCCGGCTTTTTGATAGTGTGCCCGTGGTGGTAAGCAAGGAATGTTTTGCCGTACTGCGTGTGGTGGACGATAGCAGGTGACACATCAACCGTCACGCGCGGTTCATCTTCGTAAAAAGCCGCCAGCGCCGCACGTAGCCAAATCATACCAGACTGATCGTGATTGCCTGATAACACCTGGATTTCAACATCCTTATGATTTAACAACATTTTACCTACCGCCCGCCGGACAGACCGGATCGCCACATAAACAAGTTTTGCGTAGCGACTATCTTGATCAAGAATGTGCCCACTTATTGGCGTCACCGGGACCATACCGTCAGAATGAAGCAGATCGCCACCGAGGAGCAGTACGGCTTTTTCAGACATCGGAGCAGCGCCAACAGCGTAGTCAAAGAAGTCATTCAACACGCGCTCAGCGATCCCAGTGTCGTAGCTCTCGCCGCATTCAGCTTTATGAGCAAGCGCCCCGATATGCAGATCAAACACCGGATAAAGGGCTAGGCTTTTTTGAAAATCAATTTCAGGCACTGGCACAGCCTCCGCGCGTGGTATTTCATCCGTGAAAGCGTCGCGGGCCGCTTCCATTAACTGTTCCATTTCGTCGCGGTCACGGGCTGTTTTAATCCAGCGCATGATCACATTGCCATCCTTATCGACGAGCAATGACTCAGCATTGACGCCAAAACCCGGTGCGCGACGCGTGGATATTAAACCGCGTTTCGCCAGTTTTGCGCCTAGCCGCTCGACGTTGCGTTTTGACATGCCATATTTTTCAGCGATCTGCTTGTACGTTAAACCGTTGTTATATTCAGCGATCAATTGCTCATCGCTGATTTTTCTTTGTGACATAGTGTCATTTCCTCACGAATAACAAATTGTATACTTAGTTACAAGTTAAAAGCTCAGTAATCCATACTTGTCCTTTAGCAGTGAATACAGCCTGCTCATATCCATCGTGAGTTACCCTCATTTCACCGTAGCCCTCATCAATAAACCACTGACTGAATACACGGCGGCGACAGCGAAGATCATAAACACCAACCGCCGAAAGTTTTCTGTTTAATTTTACGGCTGACATTCCCAGCGGTTTAGCTACCTCTGAAGCCGTGCGGTGCATATCGTTTTTGACTATCGCGTCACATACAGCAGCTTTTGGCGCAAGCTGTTTGTTAACCAGTGTAAGCCGTTCATTTTCTTGCTTAACTAATAATTTTTGCTCTACCTCATCCGCCCATGCGCGGGCTGCCGCAACCGGATCAGTGAAATCCGGCAAAGCTAGTTTGTGTTGCGCCTCCTCCAACTCTTTAACGCGTTTAATTACCTTCATGCGTTGCTTAACGTCATAGCCAGTGATCAAGCACATTGTTAGCTCTTTATTTAGCAAAACCTCATCAATGACGTTGCGACCGTTGTAGTGCTTGTACTTAAACAAAAACCCTATAAATTCATAATCCTGCATTTTTGCAGGATAAAAATCATGCTCAGTAAACCCTAAATCGATCAGCATGTTTTTAATATCACGCACAACCACAGAAGAATGATCCTTGCCTGTTGCTTCTGCTATTTCACGCGATGAAATCATTAATACTTCGCTATCGACATCAAAAACCATTAAATCAGACATTGTATTTTCTCCGTAAAACGCTCTACAACGCAAAATTCCACCGCGTAACCCGTTTGCACAGGTTGCAGTGTCTTATTGCGTTATAGACGCTCTCAGGTGGCTAATTTTTGATTTACAGAATGGTGGGTAGGTTATGGATTGACTAGAAGGAACAAACCGCCGAACAAAGCGACGTTAACAGCGATTGCCGCAGCGATGGCAAAGACCAGGGCAAAAACGTGTTTACCGTCCATTTTTGAAATCCTCTCTGTAACGCTCTATAACGAGCTAATCGCAAAAAGGTAAGCAAGTGTAGCACCACATGCGATTTATCTCGCTGGCGAGCTTGTTTTGCGGGTTATTTTGGGTTTTTGTGGATCGTGGTTGGTCAAAGAGCGCCTGCGCGTGTATCGCGTAGCGTTTTTGGTTTAAGCAGGAAATCAAGTGTCGCTGTGAAGCCATCGCCGAAGTAAAAGTCTGAAGCCTTGCTCTTGAATGCTTCAAAGTAGGCGATAAATCCGTTAATGCTTTTGTCTTTCAGGTAGTCAGTGAACGCATATATTTTACGTTCAAGATCCCGATCCAGTTCAGCAGGTGGCAACAGGCCATCAAACGTGATGTTAAACTCATTTACCACATCGGCAGCGTTTACAGTAACTGACAGATTGCGCCATTGTTCAGCATCAGCAAGATACCCGTCAAATTTAGTTACCCGGCAAATGTTGATAGGTTTAGGTGTTCCGCCACGGCTACGCCATTGCGTTAAAGCCCACTCAATCACTAATGTGATCTCATCCTCCGTATACGCTTTACGTGTTTTTGTTTCTGTCAGTAGTTCGATGAATGGCTTAGCATCACGACATTTGCATCCAGCCTTGTCGTTGTAGAAGGCTAAGCAACGATAAGCCGCCTCGCTTACCTGGAAATCACCGTCCTGATTGACTTCTTTTCTTTTTATATTTTTCTTTTCTTCTTCTCTTTCTTCTTCTACTTCTAATTCTAATTCATGACCCTTTCCTGACCCGGTCATGACCCTATCATGACCTTTTTGTGTTGGATTGATTAACTTTTCTAATTTTAATTGCTCCTTCGCTGTGTTTATGGCTGCCCTGTATGCGCTTTTAGAAGTCATTGATTGGTCCAGCCTTTTCAATAACTTTAAACAAGTTATGTGGCCTTGAGAACATTCAAACAAACCAATTTCGATGAAGTATTTCATCATTTCTTCTATACGTTTTTCAGTCGATCCGACGTTTCGCGCAATGATTCTCGCGTCATGTCGTAGGTCAAAAGTTAGATTGTGCTGATCTACGTCATAAGTTATTAGTTCGAGGCAATACCAATAAAGCCCGTACCCTTCCAGGCCATAATCAAGCAAGACGTTTTGAAGTTTTTCATCGCGGTTCGCATCGCTATCATGCTTAAACCACTTCATAGATCATTCCTCCGGTAACATCACTACATAGACATCACTGAACGCATCAAGACGACAAACAAACCCTTTATGCATTAACGCGGCGAAGGCATCATGTACCGTATGAACAGGAAGTTCACACATTTTTGCAATTTCTTGTCGTGATACCATGACGTGACGGCGGTTATCTGCCTTTTCAGCCAGAGCCATTAAGACCAGTTTTTGAATCGGGCTGTTAAGTTTTACTTTCCATACTTCGCTAATCATGTTCATGCTCATTGTATTTTCTCCTATGGTTAAAATGAACGCGCGGGCGGGCATCCCATTAGCATTAGATAGCAGTGACTGACCGCTCAACAGATCCCGCCGTTGCGTGATATTTGTTTTTCGCTTCGCAGCGACACCGGATTTTTAAAGAGCTTAAGGTATGTGCCTTTTTGTGCCTTCCGTTATCTTTTTCCTTGCGTCTTTGCAAGTATGGCCTTACCTTGTCTGCAAGTTTACAAAATGGAATTTTAAGATCAAGGCTTAAAATACACGTTTTGTGACTTGCATCAAACTTTTTGAGGTTATAGGGTAGCGACATGAAAACAAAATGGTATGACTTAGCAAAGCAGCTCATGCGGGCGCAGGGCATGAGTCAGGATTCACTCGCAGATCTCATGGGGATAACTAAAGGCGGCCTGTCACACTGGCTGAACGGTCGCCGCGAGCCAAATCTTGAAGATATTGCGCGGATTATGCGGGCGCTTGGTCGTCGGCAGTTCACTGTTACACATGATGGTATGGTCATTGATGATTCTGTTTCTAATACACTTCAGGCCGCACCGCCGCGTGATTTAGGTAGTTACCCGGTTATTGACTGGAAGGATACAGTAAACAATATGGATGACACAAGGCGATCAGCATTACCACACGTTACGACTAGCGTTATTTGTTCAGATGATAGTTACTGGCTGGTTGCCAAAGGTGAATCAATGAACGCGCCGCAGGGGTTGAGCATCCCGGCGGGGACGATGATACTCGTGGACCCGCACGCGCCAGCTATTGACGGCAAACTGGTTATAGCCCAGCTTGAGGAAGGGCAGATACCGACGTTTAAACAGTTGATTATTGATGGAGGTCAAAGGCTTTTACGTTCGCTCAATCCGCTGTATCCGCCAATCCCTATGAATCCAGAATCAAAAATCATAGGCGTGGTAGTTGATGCGAAGATCGTAAACCTGCCATAAACATTAGCCGCCGGATGGCGGCTTTTCTTTGCCATGAAAGCACCAAAACGTAAACAGAAAACGTTATTTATTGTTTAAATATCAATAACATATAAAATGTTTTAAAAAAGTATACAAAATGGATTGACTCGGTGTTTTACGGGGCGTATATTGCGAGTCAAAGGAAGGGCGCAGGTAACAAAAGCGGCTTCCTGGCACTTTAAAAATCAGGCTTAACACCTTGTCAACCGTGGAGTAACTCCCCAATGGGGGGACCGAAAGCGGCACTGATAACAAGGCGCATGGGGTGTTTAAAGCGTTACATCCCCCACGAAACCGCACGCAAGGCGACGAGTCAGCTTGCTTGGAGTGAGCAAGGTCACGCCGGGAACGGCGATGATTGCGGGATTAGTTGAAAGATGTTAAGCCGCTCATTAAAAATCTGGTCAGCCACTGGAAGTGCGGCAATTAACGAAGATGATTTTTTATTAAGTTTCATCAAGGATATACGGAGATCAGATTATGAGCGTTACAATTATGTATGGAAAATGTGATAGCAAAATGAACGCCAGGGAACGCAGAAGGATAAAAAGAGAAAACGAAAGAAAATCATCACCTGCAATTAATAAAACAGACAATGTGGATAAAGCTATTCGATTTGCAAACGAGGAAAGGTGCAAACCAAATAGCATTAAAGAACGTCGCAAAGGATCAGTAAAATGGTATACGGAAAATGAAAGCGGCAGCTACTACCACGCAACGCAACCACGCCATTTAGGGGAGAAACCCCTGGATAAAGTCCGTTACCATTAATACAAAATGTAAACATTCGGAGGTTACATTATGGTTATCGAGGCGCTTCAATTCAAACTTGCGGTAGCGGAAATGCTTCACGATGCCGAAATGTGGAGCGCCGCGAATAAAGCCTTATACATAGTGTTAACAGCGAAGGAGATTAAAGAGTGAAAACAGAGTTACATAAAAAACTGTGGACGATTCAGCAAACGCTGAACGCGCCGAAAAATCAGCGTAATAATTTCGGCGGATACAATTACAGGTCGGCGGAGGATATTTTAGAAGCGGTCAAACCACTGCTTCAAAGTATTACGCTGACTGTAAGTGATGAAATTATCCTGATCGGCAATCGCTATTATGTGAAAGCCACTGCGACACTAAGCGACGGTGAGAATGAGATAGCGGTAACGGCTTACGCCAGGGAGGAAGAAAGCAAGAAGGGAATGGACGCAAGCCAGTTAACAGGAGCAACATCAAGTTACGCGCGTAAATATGCTTTGAACGGATTGTTCTGTATTGACGATGCGCGAGATCCTGATACTGACGCATACGCTAAGCAGACAGGGCAGCAGCCTCGCCAGCAGAAAACCCCACCAAAACAACAACCTAATCAGAAACCACAGCAGCAGAAAGCGCCGCCAAATCCTGATGAGGTGTTAGCGCGTTTCTGTGATGCGGCAGCGAAAGCGCAGGACGCTAACAAGTTACGCGAGATCTTCGGGAAGTGCTGGAAACTACTGCCTAAAGATTCAGAACAGCAACAGAAAGCGAAAGACGTTTATGACATTCGCTTAAAAGAGCTTAACGGGGAGATCGGTTAATGAGCTTAAATTCAATCACACTGGGCGGTAATATCGGGAATGATATGGAAGTTCGCTACACGCAAAACGGAAAAGCGATTGGTAGTTTTCCGTTAGCTGTAACGAATGGCTACGGTGATAATAAGCGGGTAATGTGGATCACTTGCCTGATATTTGGCGAGCGTGCGGAAAAATTAGCGCCACATATCCGTAAGGGTGGAAAAATAGTGGTAAGCGGTCGCCTGGATGTTCGGCAATATGACCGGAACGACGGCACGAAGGGGACTGCGGTAGAAGTGGCGGTTAACGAATTTGAATTCATGAATGTTAACCAACAAGGCCAGCAGCAAGGACAGCAGCAGAAAGCGCCGCCGCAGCAGCAGAATAATAACGGGAATAATCCGCCTTCGATGGACTTTGACGACGATATTCCTTTTTAGAATCAATGTGTTAGCGATGAGTGATTATCTAAAACCGCCACCGCAACCACGAACAAAAGAGCAAGTATTAAAAGAAGCCCGTGATCAAATCGATCGCGGGCTTTTTTTATGCGGCACGGCAGCGGAACGGATGGCAAAAAGATTTAGTGACCTGTACGCAAAACAAATATGGTTCGACAACTGGCAGGCAAGTTTTTACCCACTGCAAAGAAAACCGGATATGCACTGGCCTGAATATGTCGATCCACGTATGCGCAAATATCGCGGGCGTATGGGCCAGGTCATTAACGATTAATGAGGTATCAAATCATGATCGAAGAAAAAGAAGTTGATAAAGAAGTGCCTGACACGGCTGATGACTTTGTTACTTTTGACGGCGGTCTGTATGAGTTCGATACGTCGGCTGGGTGGACGGATAAGTGGCCGCAATTAACAAAAGAGGAGCTTCTAAGCAGAAACAGTTTTGGTAGTGACAAAGAACGGCTGGCTAATAACAAATGGCTTGATAAGTTAATTGCGGAGGGTGGCAAATGAGCTTTGCAAAAATTGCCGCATTGCTTGCGGCTTTATCTATCGCCGTGCTGTATCTCAGCGTATCTCTTTATATCACGGTAGCGATCATTAAACTCATTACTAACATGTGAGGCCAATCATGAAAGTCGGTAAGGATATTGTGACTGTCGCGTTTTGCATTATTTGCTTCCTGTTTGTGGTTGTTTCTTGTGGCGCATTTGCTGCGCTGGTTAGCTTTATTTTCAGAGGATTGCTGTGATGAAAACATGGGATGCAAAGGCTGGTGATCTTGTTGTGTTGCCTGAATATCGTGATGACCCTGGCCTGGTTGTACTGAATAAGATGTATGACGATCTAGAGCGCCCGCTAGTGGTTAAATACCTGGACGGAACAATCATCGAACCGCGCTACTTTGATGATATTGAACTGAAGGCCCGCAATGTTCGCGTTAAGCCGTTCCGGGCTTATGCTGAAAACCACTGGCGGAAATTGTTCGCCGGACTGAATGGGATGTTCGGTGTATGGCTATAAAATTAGTGAAAGTTAAAGATTTAAAAGGCGGCGAAAAGATCCGCACGTGGTATGGGTATAAATTTATTATAGCTGCCTTTTCTTTTGGGCCAGGTGGTCAGGTAACATTATTTGATGAGGAAGATGACGAGGTTGGTAAATGGCATCTTGAGCAATACGTCGAGGTGTTAAATGAAAATTAAATTCCATAAAGGCTATGATTCAGCTACTAACAAGCTATCGCTATTTATTGAGTTCGAGCGCAGGATCGTGGTTGTTCCTTATTCTCGGCGCTTTAATGATGCGGCAGGGCGGAGACAGTTCGCGTTAGACATGTTGTTACGTGGTTGCGGCCTTATGCGCCCGCTATCTGATTTAAAACGGATGATGCCTGGATCGTTCGGTCAGATTGATGAAATAGAAATAAGCCAGGAAGAGCTAAAACGGGAGCGTGATTTATTCCTTTCAAGTGAAGGAAACCCGTTCAATCCAGAAACTGAAATGAAATGGCATCACCCACTATAAAGGATAAATATCATGAACGACATCAAAACAGCTTATTCACTCGGCAGCGATGGCATGTTAATCACTCGTTATGCTGAAGATGCAAGTTTTCATGAAGTGGAAACGAAGGATTATCACGAAGTATTAAAAGATATGGAAGCTGGTGCGTATGACGCTGATTTGAATCTGGCGTTACAGATTGTTGATATTGTGATGGACGCGTCGATCCGCGATTATGTGTCTTTAAACGCTGAAGAAAAAACTGCCGTAGCTCGTTATGTCTTCTGCCTCACTTTCGTAAAACGAATGGAAGAAGAATTTGGGCGAGTACCAGTACCGGAAGAGATTGACCCGCTGGCGTTCGGAAGTGCTGTTATTTTCCCGTTAGATGAAAATCATATGGGTAGCGTTGCGCTGTATTCTGTGCGTGGCGTAATGAAAAAAGTATTCGAGGCTAAAGCGTTACAGAAGTGTATTGATGAAGGTCACACAGAGGAAGAAGTAAAGGCGATCATGCCATTATTTTACGGCGAAATGGTTGGCAATAATATGCGCGCAAATGATTTAGGTGTACAGGTAGCTATAGCTGTGCTTAATGACGCGCGGAAAGACGCACAGCTAATGCCAGAACCTGAAAAACGCGTACTTCATTAACATAGTGATGGCGATCACATAGAAATACATTTTGTGTTGTGATCGTAAATCCGTTTTGTGAACTGAAATCAAAAGGTTTACGGCGCGGAGGAAAAACAAGATGGCCCGCGAATTAATGCTTTATTGTGTTGAGGGTGGAGTAGGTCACGATGCCTACGTCGCCGGGAAAGGCTATCCAGCCGATGAAGTGCTTTCTAATATGCACTTCCGGGAAAATGAAAGCCGGGTGTCTGTGTGGAAACGGTGCATTGATGGTATTGAGGTTGTAAGCATCGAACGGTATTTAGGCACGTTTGATTACGGTGTTATTGAGGCTTAATTATGGACGACACATTGTTTTATATGTGCTGTTGCTGGGGTTTTATTGCCTTATGCCTGTTTATCAGGTGGTTTATTGAATACCATATGAGGTGATTTATGAAGTGCGTTGGAGAATATAAGTTACCGGACAACGCCAAATTAGCTGGTGTCGGTTATTGCGGATGTTATTACTACAACTCAATCGGTGACATTTACCTAATCTGCATCATTAAAGGCGTTCAGCATTTTCGCTTGATGCCTTGCACATTAAAAGATCTAAAACAGACGGTAAAAATGTATGAAGTATAAACGCTATAAAGAATGGAAAATTCCAGAAGCAGCAACAAAAGCAGCGCCGGGAGATTTTTCTGGCGTTTATTTTTATATGGATGGTAAATGGTATTTCGGCAGCAGGCCGGATCACTATTATCAAGAAATATGCTTGCCTCACGTGTGGGATATTAAGGAACGCGTGCAAGGCGGTGTAATAGACGAGGTTTAAAATGGTTAAGAGCTTTTTTAACTGGTTGGGGGTGTGGCTTTTGGCTACGCTTTTTGTTTTCCTGGCGGCCCTGACTGTTATCGGTGTTATCATGCTGGGGGATATGTTTATTACGTGGTCGCTGCCTGAATTTAACGACATTGGGAATATTCTTTTTGCAGCCCGCGCTTTATTGGCTGTTAGCGCATTCATTGGTTTTTGCTGGACTGTAGCGCCTGATTGGGGTGATGAATGGTGATCCTATGGCTTTGTTCAATATGTCAGAACTGCAATTTAATGCCGTAAAAGCTGCCGCCCGCGCAGCGCTTTCTGCCTGCAAAGCGGAGGTAGAAAGAAACGGCTACAGCGATAAAGCTACGCGGCTGATATTAGAAAAGCATTATCGCAAGGTCGCCCCACTAATCAGTATTGAGCGTTTTATCTGGTTGGTGGGATATTTGAACAACCGTTGGGGAACGGAACAGGACTATTTCTAGTGGGTGGTCATAATGAAAAATGATTTTGGAGGCAGCAGTACGCCGAAGGAAATTAAAGACCTGTGGCAGACACCTAAACCAGTTTTTAGAGGAATGGATCGTGAGTTTGAATTTGTCGCTGACGTGGCGGCAAACAAGGCAAACGCATTAATCCCGCGATATATAACCGAAGAAATGGACACGCTGCATTATCCGTGGGGAGCGGTGGCAATGCCTGGTGAGTATGTCTGGATGAATCCACCATATTCGAACCCGGGGCCATTCGTTGATAAAGCGGCGCTTGAACACAGCCGAAACCACATCGGTTGCGTAATGTTATTGCCCGCTGACATTTCTGTTAGCTGGTTTATGAACGGCGTTGAGACGGCAAACGAATGCAGATTAATAACGCGCGGGCGGCTGGCTTTTATAAATGCTGCGACTGGTAAGCCAGTGAGCGGAAACAACAAAGGGAGCTTGTTTTTGATCTGGCATCCACGGTGCAGACATGAATGTATTTTCACGCAGATAACACGTAAAGAGCTATATGCAAGAGGTGCAGAAAATGACTAGTGCAGCAGATTTATTACGACTTGCAGCAGAAACAATAGAGCAAAGAGGTAAACAAAACGGCTACGACAGAAAAGAAGAAAAATCAGCGCCAAAAATAGCCACCATTTACAACGCTAAGAAGGGCGCAAATTTAACCCCACTTGATGTATGGGATCTGTTGATTTGTCTTAAGGAGGCGCGTTTAGAGGCAATTTTGGCTAATGGTTCTGACCCTACTGATACTTTGGTTGACTTAATCAGCTACAGCGCACTAAAAGCGGAGCAAATATTAAATGATCGGGAGAATGAGCAAAAGAAAAATCAGTTCACTGCCGCCAATATTAATGATGGGATGGTAAATGATGGAGTTATAATATCCTGTAATGGCTTATCTCCTTCAGAGATTAACCCTCAATGTCGTTGCGCTACTGATTTGCTTGATTTGAATTTTGGGTATCAGTCAGAAGAGGGATAGCAAAATGGAAAAGGTGGCAATTGACAGGTTACTGGCCTGCGTTTATGTCGCCGTTTTCGTGATCATCAACCTTATTGTTAACCATTGCGGCCCGTGGGTGATTCCGGTCACTACGGTAGCCGCAGTGTGTGTAAATATGATGATCCGCGACTTTCTGTTATATGACGGCGGCCTGAAATGGTCGGCTACAACATGCGCCGCCGCTGGCGCAATCACTGTGCTGATAAATTACGACGCCGGAATGGTGGCGATCGCGTCATTCGTTGCTGTTGTTTCCGGTGCGCTTATTTCTGGCGGCGTTTACCGGGTTTTGCCTGGTGATTTTGATTCGAAACGCTGGCCTGCAAATATAGCTTCAGCCATCGGGGATGCGTTGATTTTCCCTACGCTATCGTTTATGGCATTCATGCCGGAAATATCGGCGATGCAGTTCATCTCAAAAATGGCAGCGGTAACGGTGATCACTATCATCATGCGCTGTTATTTCACGTTTGAGGGTAGGGAATAAGCGTTTTGCCGGACTGAAGTTTACATAATGGCGTCATTACGTGATATAGATCACATAATGGCGCTTTTCACCTTGTTATGGCGTATCCATTTTGTATACTTCAAGCAAACAAAATGCTCTTTAAAAATCCGGCAGCGCTGAAATGCGTAGAAATCACCTTAAAAGGAGAGAGCATTATGTCTTTTGATAATTACCAATGGCATGACGACTATGAACGAGAGAGCGTTATGCGTGCAATGTGCAATGTATGCAGCACGAAGAAAGGAGGCTATAACGAGTGCAACGAATGCTTAGAACATTGGCTAAGGGCCGGACACGCCGAAAGGCTGAACGAAACAGAGAATCAAAAATAATCGGGGTGGTTTTTATGCAGAACCCTAAAAAAACCATAAGACGCCGTTGCAAATGCTGCGGCGTTTTTTTTGAGCCTAAATACCATAATCAAACGTGGTGCAGCGATGAATGTCTGGAAGAACTGAAGTTTGACCAGCTATGCCGCGACCGTGAGAAGGCTATGAAGGCTATGGAGCGGAAGAAACGCCGTGATAGCCAGAGGGAAGAACGCAACCGGAAGCGGAAGCAGTTAAATCCGCGTAGCTATTGGTTAAAGCAGGCGCAAGCGGTATTTAATGCCTATATCCGCGAGCGTGACGCGAGTTTGCCGTGTATATCCTGCGGGACTTATTACGGTGAGCAATGCGGATACGATGCGGGCCATTATAGGACTGTAGCCGCCGCCGGACACCTTCGCTTCAATGAAGATAACGTCCACAAGCAATGTAGGCACTGCAACCAGACACTAGACGGCAACATCGGAGGGTATCGCCCGGCGCTGATTCGAAAAATTGGCCTCGCCAGGGTGGTGGCGCTGGAGAACAACAACGAAACTCACAAATGGACGATAGAAGAATGTAAGGAGATCATAAAAGTCTATCAGGCTAAATTAGACGCCTTAAGGAGAAAGGCAGCATGAATGAATATTCTTTTAGCCTACCTTACCCGCCATCTAATAACCGCTATTACCGACATTCACGAGGTTTTCACTATATCAGCAAGGTTGGGAAAGAATACCGGGAGCAAGTAAAAGACATCATCGAGCTATTAAATTTAAACATCAGCCTATCTTGCCGACTGGCAATTACCATTCATGCCGCGCCGCCGGATAACCGAACCAGAGATCTGGATAATATCCCCAAATGCCTTTTTGATAGTCTTACTTATGCAGAGTTCTGGAAGGATGACGGACAAATCGACGCAATAAAAATTGTTCGCTGCCGGAAGGTAAAAGGCGGGCGATTGTTTATTAAAGTTCGCGAACGCGGCGACCTGTTACCGGATATTGGTGAATACGAAACTAATATATGGGGTGACAAATGAAAAACGAAATTAAAGATCTGCAAATAGATATTCAGCGCGACGAGCATGATTTAGAGACTGTGCGACAAATACAGGCTTTCCACATGCGAGAATTGCTTGCACTTAAAGAGCTTGAAAGAAAGTTGGCGCAAGCAATATCTGATCGCAAGAAACTTATTGCGCGTTACGAGGGCAAAAGATGAACCTGGAATCAATTCTTAAATTCCACTTCCCAAAGTCACCGCGTTTGTCGGATGAAAGCCGGGGCACGTCCCCGGATGCGCTTAATACTACTGATGCACTAACTGCTGCAGGTATGGCGCAATCGCGCGTAGAGCTTGGCTACAGCGCTTTTTTAGGGAAGATGGAACTATCACAAGCAGAAAAACATAAGGCCGTAGTTTTGCTTACAGAGCGTTTAAGAGCTATGGCAAAAGATTATGAATACGTTATGGAACTGGACGAGGCCAAACGCAATGATCTTATTATTCTTGTTGCCGTTTTCGCGTTTCGGGATTATTGCCAAAGCGCCGCGACGGAAAAAACCTGTATGGAGTGCGGCGGATATAAATTTACGTTTGACGACTACGGAGAAAAACACCTTTGCAAAAAATGCAATGGCCACGGGACAGTTCGCAATCATTGTAAACAATGCAAGGGTCGTGGCGAAGTACCGGATAAAGCAGCCAGTGAAGCGGCGGAAATGCCAGTGTTCAAAACGTGCCAGCACTGCGGCGGGCGCGGGTACTCGCGTTTCCCTGTAGATCTTGTCCGGCAGGCTGTTAATCAGCTTGTTTTTCCGGTAAGCCGATCAACATGGTGGAAGAAATACCGTGCTTTCTATGAAGACGCCATTGCTGAATTGTTCAAAGAAGAGGCGCGGGCTGATAACGAAATCAAACGAGTGACACGGGGTGAATAATGGATAAGCTGGAAATAAACGATCAGTTTGCTGTTATCTTGTTCGAAGATAAAACGGGCGGCGCATGGTGTAAGAAAGTAACTGGTGCAGAGGCGCGTTTAATATTAGGCATGGCAAGCGCATTAAACGAAGGCGAATTACCTGCCGTGCCAATTAAGCCTGTCAAAATTTACAAGCGGGGTGACGATAATGAAGCCTAAATTAAAGGATCATGAATTTAGAGAGCTTGTAAACGGAATAACTGACAAAGCAAGGACGTACTCAAATGCACAACAATTAAGGGCGGTAATAGTTACGGAATTGCGGAAATATATAGACTTAACAGATCCGGTTGATGCTATGACTATGGACAAGGCCATCAAGCGCCGTTCGGCTGACTGGTCGGTTAGTAACACTGGATTAACCGGATACATTGAAGGCTATAACGACTGTTTAAAGGATCACAATGATGAAAAGTAACCGCAAACGCCTTGTAAGGGCATACGACAAAGCATTAAAGGCTTTTGATGATCTGCGACGCAATAAGCGCCAGCGCCGCAAATGGGCGCGAATGCTTGTTAGTGAATGGCATAACGAAGATTTCTTTCTGGAAGCGCGGCACATGACGCAAGAAGACGCGGATCAATTAGCTTACGATAACGTTTACTATATGATGTGGTGATAATATGCAGATAATCATTGATTACCTTTGCCACGCTGCAAATACAATTTTCGGTATGTATCAACGACCGTTTCTCAAAGAATGGGATGATATGCTAAACGACATCCTCGACAAAGGATTAATAATGGAGGTTGACGAGCTTACAATCAGATTTAATTATGAGGGTGAAGAATATCTAATTTGGGTGGGTAATAGATGGTATGCATACGGTCATATTTATTCAATTGGTGGTAAGTACATTAAAAGAAACCAGGAATTCAGACCGCGCTTCCGCACTATGCGCCGCCTGCATGATCTGCATATAAAGCTATTCGAAGATCAGGAAGCGCGGGAATTATTCAAAATTTACGGGGATAAATCATGGATCTAAAAATCTGGCAGGCTATCGACGTAGTTGATAACGCGTTATCTATGTTCGCCACTGATGGGAAACGCGTAGCGATCACTACATGGACGCGCAACTATGATGATATTTCTTTTCGTCGCAAGACGGCAGAGTGGCTTTTCTCCGATGGCGGCTACACGATGAACATCGCCCAGCTTGCCAGAATGAAAGATGAAAAGCTGGTGGACAGCTACACAACTGCTTAACGGGGTGAATATGCGTATCTATGAACACAAGCGGGATAAAACCCGCTTTTTTGTTCGTGCTGGCATTGCGTACTGGTATCACGAATGTGGATACATTGAGGCGCTTGCTTACGATCTGGATTTTGAGCAGGAAAAAGAATGGTTCGATTTCAGGATTTACCGGAAACGCAAACCAACGCGCGACGAACGCCATGCTATCCGGGACTTCTTAATCAGCATTGAACGCTGGGAGACAGAGGAATGAGAACTAAGAAAACAGCAGATCAGAAAGCGTTAGTTATAGCCACAACGGATGTTTCGTTATTCACGAAGGGCGAAGAGATAGATCTTAAATTGCTTTTCGGCATGTTTGAGCCACACGAAAAGCCGTGGTTCGTGCATGAAGACAAACAGGGAAATATGCGCGTAGTAGTGCCTGACAGTAAAAGCGATATATTTTTTGGTATTCCAGATCCGTTACATAACGGTGAGATGTTGGCGGTGTTATTGATCTCTGATGCTGTTACTTATAAGAGGTAAAGATGAAAGTCAAATTCTTGCATGATCACGGTTATCCGTCACTGAAACAGGTTGTTGGTAAGGTGGTTAACGTCGTTCATAGCGATGGTGTCACTTGCATGATTAACGGTGCTGACCTAATTGCCGCTGGCGCTGATGACCATCACATAAATCCGGCGTGGTCGTATACATTCAGCCTGGCAGAGTTCGTAGGCGACAAGGGTCGCGGGCTGGAAGTAGTCGAGGGTTAACATCATGGACGTTTACGAAGATCTATACCTCCAGACAAACACCCGTACTTTTTATTTTCTGAAAAACGGCGTCGTATATCGCAGCGACGACGGGGTAATAATGAAGGAGTGGTTATTTAAGCGTAAAGACCTACTCGACGATCTGGTTTTTGCCGGGATATTTCGTAAACGTCCGGCTAACCTGGAAGAAGAAATGTTGATTGAGGTTATTAAAAATGAAAATCGGGGTAAGTTATTTCCGGGCGAAAGATAAGGCAACAGGAAAGCAGATGGCGATCCTTGTTAACGAGGCGCAATACATGTTTATCCTTCAGCCGTGGTGTGTTGTAGATCTTAACGACAATTGTCGCCGTCACGCTGCGCGGAGTGCTGTCGGGATGAAAGGCTGGCAACCGCGCGACATGGAAAATTATTGTGAATGGAAATTGGTGGCAAAATACACGGTCGATTATAAAGGGGCTTTCTGATAAAAGTTAATTGCGCAAAATGTGACTCGTATCACAATGTATACAAAATGGCATTGTTTCGGCAGTGCCATTTTGTTATATATAAGCCACAGAAAGACGGATGGGGGGGCAAGAAGATGAACGCAAACGCAAAATATCCTGCCTGGGTGTTTGAGTTATATGCCAGATACTTCGAACTACTGGCACCAGGTGAAGAAGCATTAAGCATTGACGAATACGCGGAGTGTTTGGGGTTCAAGGGAGGCAAAGAAGGATAAAGCACGGGGTCGGATGGCCCATCAAACCAGAAGGGTTGAATCATGAAAAGCGATAAATTCATAGCGTGCTGTTTTGTTGAAGTGCCTAAAGGTGATGTTTTCTGCAATTATGAATTTAAAGATAGCTGGGGAAAATCTCATATTGTTGTTGGTAAGCGCGGCGACTGGTTATACATAACAGACGACGACATGATTTTTACTGCAAACCAGTTATTCAAAATTAAGTCAGAAAATAGTGAAACACCACTTTGCAGAATGTTTAACATGCATTATCACTCACTATTATTGTTAAAACAAGATGTTGTAAATAAAGCGCGTAGCTTACCTGGTGCGGAGTTTTAATTATGGTTGTGTTCAGGCTGTGGCGCGGCGTTAGTAGCGTTGATGGCACATACAGCCGCGTTATTGAAGATGTAAATAGCGGGCGTTTTTATGAACTGGCGTACAGGGAGGCAATGGAGAATACCTATTTTAATGAGTCTATCCCTATGTGGCGGAAAATAGCTGGCGAAATAGCTTTCGTTGCCCGCTACGGTACTTATAAAGATCACAACACGCTAACAGATGCCGAACTGGTGGCAATTCTTTATGAAGGAGAATAATAAATGTCTAAATTTATTAGCGTTAAAGTTTTTCGTGGCACTTTACCGAGCAAGGAAACATTAGGGCAATTCGCCGGACAACCTGGCGCATGTTTCCGTGTAGCCACTGAAGACGACGCGCACGTTAAATGCTTCCATGTAACTGAACCGCCTTTTAATGCAGACCATCTTGAAGACCTGAATAGAATTAAAAGCCTTATTTTTGCTTATCTGGCGTTCCCTGGTATTGGTGATACTGATGTCGAATTACTTGGCGCTGAACTGTTTGCGGAATACAAAATGACTGAAGGGGTAGAAGGGGGAATTGAAATTGAGCGCATCAAGTAAGCTATACAAGATCTGGTGCAAAGGCGAATACCCTGGCTTTACTACTGGATGCGAATACCTGGGCCATATTGGGTATGGCCCTTTCGGTGAGTTAGGGATGAATACGCTGGACGATGACGGCGACAGCCGGACGCTTGATCTTGATTCTGATGATTTCGAATACATCCCGCCAGTGACTTGCCGCGTGGTTGATGAGTTCCTGGCTGAACATGAAGACGATGAGGATGATTAAATGGAAGAGTGGTATAAAAATTTATTAATCATGTTTCTTTCTGAACATTGGGCGCTATTTGAGCGTTTTTGCGAGGAACATGGTGAAGACCCTAACGATATTTATCATGATCTTGGGGGTGAAGATGATTGAATGCATTATTGTTGCGGTAGTTATAATTTACCTGGCTGGTGTCATTTTAATGGGCGCTTTTCAGAAAGCTGTTGATAGTGACGGCATTATTTGGTTCGAGCTAGTCTTCTGGCCTTTCATTACGATATACGCATTCAGTGACGCTATGCGTATTAACATCATGCGAGCCATTAAGGAGCGCAAAAATGATTGAAGATGGCGTGTACGCAGCAACAGTAGTCGACAGGCTGTTTTACCGCGTAGAAGGCGATGATATTCGTATCCGCGTTGGCGGTGGCGAGTGGGTAGCGCCAATCATTAAGACGACGCGAGAAACAATTAAAATATTTCTTGATGCTGGTGAACTGGTAAAGGCTAGCGACCTATGAACGAGATCGAAGATGGCATCTATTTGCATAAGGTATTTGACATCGCCTATTTGGTAAGAGGCGAAGAGGTGATGATAAGGAATGAAGATGTTCCTTATTGGGAATTAAGCGACATGGATCGCGAACACATGCAAACATTGCTTGATAACGGACTGATATACAGAACAGCGTAAAGCCGTATTTGTTGGGGGGCAATATGGAAGAAAGGGTTTTACTGTCATCAATATGGCATCGGTTCGGAAGTGAAAAAGGTTACTCACCTGCTTGCTGGCTGGATAGTAAAAGCGGAAAGGAGTATCAAAACGAGTGCGAATTTAGAAGGGAGTGGCGAGGCGGTAAGGAAGTGCAAGGATATTTTGCACCAAAACACGTTGCCGTCAAATACAAAGAATGGCTTGTTCGTTTGCTTGGACCTTATCGTTAACGCCGTATTTGTAGAGCGCAAACAAACAGATTAAAATATTTCCTAACAATGCGAAATTGTAATTACCCGGCCCCGCGCCGGGTTTTTGCTTTGTTGGAGGAAAATCTATGTTCGACAGAATACGGGAGGCGTGCGCGTATGTGACTGGGGCCGTAACTGCTTTTTTCGGCGCGATAACCATCAATGACATTGCCGTCTTTGTGGGTATTTTATCAACCGTAGGCACATTTGCCGTTAATTATTACTTTAAATCACAGGAGAACAAGCGAGCGCAAGAGGAACACGACGCGCGAATGGGGAACAAGTAAATGATTAGCCAATCGCTGAAAAACAAGATTGTTGCGGCGGCGGCTGGTGGGGCGATAGCAATTGCGGCGGTGATGATTAAGCCATTAGAGGGCGTGGAGTACGATCCTTATCGTGATGTTGTTGGTGTGTGGACTGTTTGTCATGGTCACACCGGAAAAGACATCATGCTTGGTAAAACTTACACGCAATCAGAATGCGATGCTTTGTTAAACAAAGATCTGCATAAAACCGCAAAAGCTATCGATCCCTATATTAAAGTCGAAATATCAGATTTTACCCGCGCAGCACTTTATTCATTCGCCTATAACGTAGGCGCAACCAACTTCAAAACATCAACCTTATTAAAGCTACTCAATGACGGCAAGAAATCAGAAGCGTGCGCACAGCTTAAACGCTGGGTATACGCTGGCGGTAAGAAGTGGCAAGGCCTGGTAAACCGCCGCGAGGTTGAATATGCCGTTTGCGAATGGGGTGAGAAATGGACAAGGTGAAGACGTTAATCATCGCCGTTGTTGTTTGCATTATTGCCGGACTGACCGCCGTAACATGTTATTACCAGGGTGAGGCGGCAAGGTTGCAGGAAGAAGTCACGGTAACGAAAGGCGCACTGAAAACGGCAAGTAACACTATTCAGCAGATGAAGGAGCGAAACGCCGAACTGTCAAAACTTGATAAGAGGTATCACGATGAGATTAAAGCTATCAGATCTGACATTGCCGATCTGCGCACTGGCATTGATAACGGTACTATCCGGTTGCGCGTCAACGCAATACCCGTGCGAGTGTCCGACCCCGCCGGAACCGCCAGCCGCATTGATGGAGCCACCTGCGAACTTGATGCCTCTGCTCGACAATCTTATTTATCCCTCAGAGAACAACTAAAAGAGAAAGACGCGAAGATAACCGCGCTTCAGGGCTACATCAAAACGCAGTGCTTACGCAAAGAATAACAGCGCGTGGACGTGTCGCCGTTTCTGCTAGCCAGCCATAACCGGGCCAATCCTTCCCGCGAGCGACGGCGGAAATTCAAAAACACGTAATACCGGATCAACAGTCCCATTAACAGGTCAGGCGCTACCTGGGTAGAAGAAAGCGCCATTACTCACCTGCCAAGCGTAGGAAGAGCGTTCGGATCTGTTTACCAGAGATGTTGAGCAGGTCCAGTTTTATAAAATTCTGGAAACGGTACTCACGCAGCGCCGTTTTCAGTGTTTTATAGCTGTTTTCACTCCCTGCGGTGTCCAGTTTTGCGGGGGTTATATTTTTCAGGATAGAGGAATATTCTGATGGCTAAGGCTAAAGGCATTAAGTTGCCTCAATTCAAGATTCCGCTTTTTGAGCATACAACAGTTTTCTTCTGCCCGACCCGCGACATGTTCTACGAGTTTTGCGAAAAGGCAGGAATTCCAATCGATCCCGGCTTCGAGCTTGCTGGTGGATTAACGTTAACCTGTACTGGTGAAGGCGGCGGTAACTTCTATGTTGTTGCTGTATTTGACCATGAATTAGGCACGCTGGTCCATGAAGTGGCCCACGCTACCTTTCACTGTTTAAGTGATGTCGGTGTGCTGGCTACCACTGATGACAGCCACCCCGCAAACGAGACTTATGCTTACCTGATTGGGCGCATGTTTGATGCATTCTTCCCGATCTTGGCTGAATCAAACGAAGCGGAGGTTGCAGCAATGCAGGCGGCTGAAGTAGTGGAGAAGACACTTGATCAGTTAGAACAGGCAGAACACCCGAAGGAAGAAGAAAAACCCACTAAGAAAGGCAAACGTAAGCCTAAAGCAAAAGAAGCGCTTGTACCGCGTGTGATGAGCTTTAAACGAGGGTGATTATGGACGCTTATTTATTTATCGGAATGGCGGCGGCTGTAATATTGTTTTTGTTGTGGAAGTAATGATTATGGACGCTTACATCATTGCCGGATTAATCGGTATTTCTGCATTTCTGGTGGGTTTTATTATAGCCGTACTGATAACCGTAATGAGCAAGTATTAAATGGGGTGACAATATGATTGACCCGCTAATTATACTTTCTGCCTGCGTCGCTGTATGGCTGGCGATCATGATATTCATTGAAAGCTGAAGGTATTCGCAATGGGTATTTACGATCTCATCTGGTGGTCGTTGGTCGCCGTCATTATCTATTTCTGGTGGAAGAATGTTGTATAGGTGACGGCATGGATATATTCGAATTACTGGCGATTATGTGCGGGATGATGTTGGGCATTATCGCCATAATTATCATCATCGGCCTTGTTATGGGTAGCATCAAATGAACGCATACGAAATGCTATTGCTGGTGGCTGTTATTGCGGTTATTGCCGTTGATTTTTATCGAGGGTTAAAAAGATGAGAGAGGCAGACTTCTTTTGCATGATTATAGTGATCGTCATCGTTGCGGTGCTTTTAAGTGTTAACTGAATCGCAGGAGTTAAAAAATGAAATGGCTTGATTTCTTTTTCCTGGTTGTTGCGATTGTTATCACTATGGTGGCTTTATCGTAATAAGGAAAAAATGAAAGATCTATCCAGCTTGTTGGGTGTATCAATATACTTCGCAACATTAATTGAGTGTTTATATATAGTGAATAAATTTTAAGAGGTGAATTATGGCCCGCACGAAAAAGGCAAAGGCTGACGATAAAAAGCCAGCAGCCAAAAAGACGGGCCGTCCGCATGGCTATACCGAAGAAAAGGCATTAGAGATCTGTGAGCTGGTGGCGGACGGTCAGAGTATTAACAAAATCTCGAAGATGCCTGACATGCCGAACCGTTCAACAATCCTCAAATGGTTCCGTGATGTGCCCGAGTTTTCCACCATGTACGCGCGCGCGAAGGAGATCGGATTTGAGGTGTTGGCTGATGAGATTATCGATATAGCCGACGCAGCGGAGAACACCGATAAAGACCAATGCCGCAGACATCAACTGATGATTGAAACCCGTAAATGGCTATTGGCAAAACTGCAACCGCGCAAATATGGTGAACGCGTTACACAGGAGATTGTAGGTAACAAGGAAGAAGCACCCGTCCAGGTGGAAGTAACGAAAGAAGAAATCGCCCGCATCGTTCAGGAAGTAGAAGATGAGGTGTGATTATGCTGACAATCAAAGAACGAGTTATTCAGTCCAAATGTGAAAACGATGGCCTGTTTTTCAATCGCTACTTTTACAAGCAAGCGAACGGAACGAAGATGTTAATCTCAGGCCATCATTTAGCTATCCGCGACGCACTACAACGCGTTGTCAATGGTGAGATAACCCGACTCATCATCAACATCCCCCCAGGGTACGGCAAAACCATGATCGCTACTATCAATATGATGGCGCGGTCCCTCGCAATAAATCCCCGCACACGATTCCTTCACGTTTCCTATTCCAACAACCTGGCGCTACTCAACTCCTCAACTGTAAGAAACATGATCTGTACGCCTGAGTATCAGGCAATGTGGCCCATGAAGATCCGCAACGATGCAAACTCAAAATCGATGTGGTGGACTGAATACGGTGGCGGCGTGTATGCAACTTCATCGCTTGGCCAGGTTACTGGGTTCCGTGCGGGGTATATGGAACCAGGATTTAACGGCGCGTTAATCATCGACGACCCATTAAAGCCCGCCGACGCTTACTCTGACGTGGTGAGAAAGCAGGTAAACACTAACTATAACGACACGCTTGCTTCACGTCTGGCAGTGCAAACGACGCCTGTTATCGTCATCATGCAGCGCATCCACTACGATGATTTGTCCGGCTACCTGCTACGTGGTGGAAGCGGGGAGAAATGGTATCACCTGAACCTGCCAGTGAAGATCGACAACAGCGTTGACTACCGGGATTTGTATCCTGAAAACGAGTTCGCTATCCCTATTCCTCACAACCTGCCAGACGGCTGGCTATGGCCTAAAAAGCACAATGACGCCCATGAAGCTGGACTGAAAGCACACAGGCGGTCATTTGAGGCCCAGTACATGCAGCGCCCGCGTAAATTCGACGAAGAGGGTGCATTGTGGACTGAAGCGATGATAACCGCAGCGCACCGGATGCAGATAACGCAGGACAAGATCCGCACGGTAATAGCCATCGACCCGGCGACAACGTCATCTGATGAATCTGACGAAACGGGGATCGTGGCGTGTTCCGCATATGGTGGCGGTAAGAATGCTCAGTATTCTGTTGATGGTGACTATTCAGGCCGCATGTCGCCTAACGACTGGGCGCAAGCATCCATGAAAGCATATGACATCCATGAAGCTGACGCGATGGTTATCGAAACCAACCAGGGCGGTGACATGGCAGAGGCCACGCTACGCAATGCCGGATTCAAAGGCCGCATTGTTAAGGTGCACGCAAGCAAAGGTAAATTCGCCCGTGCAGAGCCAATATCGGCACTATATGCGCAGGGAAGGGTGGCCCACACTGGCAGCCTGTACACGCTGGAAAATCAAATGATGGAATATGTGCCAGCCACCGCTAAAAAATCCCCTGACCGTATGGACGCAATGGTATGGGGTATTACCGAACTAAGCCAGCCACAGGCGATAGGCCTCATGTTACCGAAGCGCCTGCGCGGATTTTAAAAACCATCCCACAATCCCCCACAAGTTTTTCTATTTTTCGCGTAGCAACGCGTAAACATGTATTCAGGAGTAAACATTATGCCATCCAATTTAGAATTGGCGGTTAATGCTGCCTTGTCACAACGCCAGGCGGCCTACGCCCGCTATGCCGCAGCCAACCCATTCACTATGGGGATAGATGCCAAACGTGATGCTGCGTGGAGTGAATACGGATTCAAAGAAGAGATCACGTACCACGATCTATACAAACTGTACAGACGCGGCGGCATCGCTCACGGTGCTGTAGAAAAGATTGTTACGACTTGCTGGCGCACCAAGCCAAAGATGATTGAGGGAACTGAAGACGAGAAAGCGAAAAAGGAAACACCGTGGGAAAGAGAAATCAAGAAGAAATTTAACAACAGATTTTGGCGCACTGTTGCTGAATGTGATCGCCGCCGCCTCATTGGTCGTTATGCTGGTCTGTTGATTCATGTCAGAGATAACCAGCCGTGGGATCAGCCAGTGACAAAAGGCGTAGGTATTGCCAAATTTACCCCTGTGTGGGCTGGCGCTCTTACACCGAAGGAGTTCGAAGAAGACCCGGACAGTGAAAATTATGGCCTGCCGACATGGTGGGAATACAAAGAACGCATTAACAGTAAGACCATTGCCAGAAAGATCCACCCTGACCGCATATTCATCTTTGGCGACTATTCTGATGATGTCATCGCTTTCCTTGAACCTTCCTACAACGCATTCGTATCACTGGAAAAAGTGGAAGGCGGTAGTGGTGAATCATTCCTGAAAAACGCAGCGCGTCAGCTTGCTATTTCGTTCGATAAAGAGATTGACTTCCGTTCCCTGGCTGCAACATACGATTGCGACGTTACAGAGTTACGCGAAAGATTCAATGAGGCTACGGCTGAAATGAATAAGGGTAATGACGTAATGATGGCGTTACAGGGTGCGACAGTAAGCCCGCTGGTTACTGCCGTGTCTGACCCGTCATCAACCTATGATGTAAACCTGCAAACCGCCGCCGCTGGTGTTGATATTCCAACCCGCATCCTGGTTGGGAACCAACAGGGAGAGCGTGCATCAACCGAAGACCTGCGTTACTTCAACAGCCGCTGCATGACCCGCAGGGAGGAAATCGGTGGCGAGATTGAAGATCTGTTCCGCAAGATGGCAGATCTACGCCTTATCAGTATGCCAGTAGATGTATCAGTGCTATGGGACGACCTTAACGCCATGACCAAAGCAGAGCTACTGGAAGCCGCAGACAAAATGGCACAAATCAATCAGGCTTGTCTGGCTACTGGTGAAGAAATATTTAGCGGTGACGAGATCCGCGAGGCTGCCGGATACGATGGCCCAGCCAGTGAAGTAGAAACGGAAGAGGAGGACGATGATGAGGGTGAAGAAGATAATCAGGCGAATACCTCCAGCCGCGATAATGCCATCTAACACCGAAGACCCGACCATGACAGGGAAGTTAAGGTCTGGTGCTATCAAGCGTTTTAAAGCCTGCCTGAAGAAAGTAGCCGATCCATATATCGCCATACTGGACAGAATACAATATACCCTGGCTGTTAATAAAAAATACACCTTCCAGATCTACATCGACGAATTACATGATTTGCTGGAAGACGCCAGCGACATGATTGATGAAATATTCGAGTTAACAGACCCGGAAAACTTCTGGTTCTGGCAGGAATACGTGAAGGTGGCATATCAGCGCGGCACTTCTCAGGAATATGCCAACCTCGCTAACCAGTCAGTCACATATTCCAGGGCTTACCCTGAAGTGTCTGCGGTATTAACCAGTCAGACATATCGCACACGCCTTGCCCTGGTTCGTACCCGTGTATTTGAAGAGATGCGCGGGCTTACCGCACAGATCAAGAAGGATATGGCCCGCCGATTAACCGAAGGCATGGCCCGTGGCCTAAACCCACTAGAAATAGCGCGCACATTGCAGCAGGAAACGCAATTACCGCTATACAGGTGCAAACGTATTGCCCGTACTGAAATATGCACAGCGTTACGCACAGCGCGTATGGATGAGGCAGAAGCCGCATCGGATGAGCTTAACTTGCGCACTATGCAAATGCACATTTCGGCATTGTCACCGACTACCAGGCTATCACACGCACAGCGACACGGGAAAACATACACCATAGAAGAGCAGCGCGAATGGTGGAGTAGATCCCCTAATTCAATTAACTGCAAATGCAGCACTATTACCGTATTAGTTGACGAAGACGGTAATATATTAAACAAACGAATATTAGAACGGGCGCAAGAAAACTATAAGGTTGCGCACGCTAAATATGGCGAAGATTGGGAGTAAAAATCGTGAATAAAGAATTGATTCAGGTTAATACCAAATTAACCGCTAACACCATACGCCGGGAAACGTATAACGGGCGTGAGCATATTGTTGTTCCGTCATATACATTGCCCTTCAATATCGTTATGAATCGGGAATATTACCCGGAAGCTGAAATCATTGCTAATTATCAATCTCTGGAAGGCACGCTCGCACCGCTGGGACATCCTACGGTTGACGGTGAATTTGTTTCCGCATTTAGCCCGGAAGGTCTGAATATTGGCTTTTGTGGTGCATGGAACAGAAATGTTGAATTACGTGGCAACCGTGTTTATGTGGAAAAATGGGTGGATGTTGAAACCGCCAGCCATTCAGAACAGGGGCGCGAATTGCTAAGCCGACTCGAAGCACTGGAAAAAGGCGAAAGCAAAGATCCTATCTGGTCATCCGTAGCCGTATATCGTCAGCGTATGCCAGCTACTGAAGAGATGAAGGCCCAGGGTGCTGATAGCGTTGTTAAAATCATGTCGATCGACCATGACGCTATCTTACTGCATGAACCGCCAGCCGCATCGCCAGAGCAGGGCGTTGGCCTGATGGTTAACACTGACCAGGCGAAGCCTTTAATGGCTGTGGCAATGAAAGAAAACAGCTATCGCACGCTTGAAAGACAACTGACGGAAGCGGCGCGTGAATTACTTCCTGATGCCGATTATGTCTATGTTGTGGACTTCACTGATAAAGAAGTGACAATTGCAACCAACAAAAATTACGCGGAAAAATACAACTACCAGAAACAGGCTGATAAAATTATTCTCAATAATGGCGAGCTTGCAACCAATGAGGAAAGTAAATCATGGTTCGCTCAGTTCGCCGAACACCTTTCTAATCTTTTCTCCCTGAATGAAAAAATTAAGGCCAATAAATCGGAGGACGATCCCATGCCTTTGACCAAAGAAGAACGCGCCGAACTGGTAAAAGAAATTAACGAAAGCATCACTGCAAATATGGCTAATGCAATCGCTGAAGCACTTAAACCAGTACAGGCAAGCGTAGAAGAATTACAGACCAATCAGAAAGCGATTAAAGAAGAGATCGCAGCAAACGCAAATAAAGAAGTAGCAGAAAAACGCGCCGCAGTTGCGAAAGTACACGGCGAAATTGTTGCTAACGCATTAAATGGTGAAGCGTTAGAAGCAATGTTTAAATCCCTGGGCAAAGCCGCGCCGATGGCAACCAATGCAGCAAGCGAAGGTAAAAAAGGCGAAGTACCAGACTTTAACACTTATTTCTAATTAAAAGGGGATCACAATGTTTCGTTTTCGTCGTGTAAATATTGATGGTAAGTCAATTACCGAAACCTATGCAGCCAATGAGGCGGTGAAGCCTGGTGAACTGGTTAAACTGGCTGAAGGTAAATTCGCTAAAGCAGCCCTTGCAGATGTTGGCAAGGCCCAACTTTTCATCGTTAACCCGGCATTCCATGAAGGCAAAACCATTGCTGATGAAATTGCTAAAGACGCAACCGTTGTTGCTGATTATGTGGAACAGGGCCGTGAGTTTGCTCTTCGTGTCCCTGCCGCAGCATACAAAAAGGGGGCAGCTATCGCTTTCACGGCTACTGGCGTCAAGCTGTTTACCGAGCCGCTTGAGTCAGCACCCGCAGATCCGATTGTCGCATACTGCCAGGAAGACGTAACCCTGGAAGCGGAAGACTTTATCCGCGTTCGCGTCGCTTAATTTAAAAGGGGAAAAACATGTACTTTACTAAAGAAAACCTTGCTACCAACGCCCGTATGCAGGGCCATTGGAACGAACTGTGGGCGCAGCGCAATATCTTCAACGCTAAGCATGACGCCATGATTGCAGCAAACAAAGCAAACATGACTTCCGAAATGCTGGCCTGTAACGCTGTTGGTGGCTTTGCAAAAGAGTTCTGGAAAGAAATTGATAACCAGATCATCGAACTGAACACCGAAGAAATCGGCATTGAGATCGTTAACGACCTGATGGGTGTTCAAACCGTACTGCCTATCGGTAAAACGCTGAAAATGTACAACGTATCCGGTGACATCAATGATGAAGTTGTGATGTCTATGGATGGTCAAGCGCCACACGGCTTTGATCACACCGAATACGGCAGCGATGGCGACCCGATCCCGATGTTCGCAGCGGGTTACGGTGTTAACTGGCGTTTAGCTCAGGGCTTAAATACTGTAGGCATCGACCTTGCATTAGACAGCCAGCGCCTTAAACTGAAAAAATTCAACAAGGCACGCGTCCAGTTCTACCTGAATGGTAACGATCGCATCGTGGTTGATGGTCATAAAGCAATGGGTATTAAAAACCACAAAAACACCCAGCAACTTAAACTGAAAACTGTCGCTAAAATCGACCTGACCACCGCGACTTTCGATAAGATTATTGAATTCTTTACCACTGGTGAGTTCGGGAAACTGGCCCGCGCCAACTTCGTAGCTAAATACGATGTAATGTGGGTATCGCCAGAAATCATGGCTAACCTGGCACGCCCACACATCGTTAATGGCGCAATTGTTGGTAGTGTACTGGATGTTATCAAGCCGTTTGTCCCGGTTGATGATATTCGCCAGACCTATGCGCTGACTGGCAACGAATTTATCGCTTATCAGCGTAGTCGCAGCGTCATCACCCCGCTGATTGGCATGACCACTGGCGTAGTTCCGTTACCGCGCATGATGCCGACCGATAACTACAACTTCCGCATTATGTCTGCTGAGGGGCTTCAGATCACCTGTGATATGAAAGGTCGTTCGGGTGTGGTCTACGGCAGCAATACCTAATTGATATGTTTCTGTGACTCCCCGGCGCAATGCCGGGGATTTTTTTTGTATGTGGAGAAAACAAAATGGTCACTACAGAACAGGCGCGGGAATATCTTGAAAGCCAGGGTATTGACCTGCCAGACGTTATCTTATCTTTGCTGGTGGAGCAGGCAAACAGCGTTAATGAATGCCTTGATGCCAACTATCCGGCCTCCAGTGCAACATTGATTCAACTTTATCTTATTGGCCTGTTAGGACTTACCCAGGCTAACAAGTACGTTTCCTCGCAAACTGGTCCGAACGGTGCAGGCCAGTCATACCGCTATGTCGATTTTAATAAAAAATGGAAGGCAGCCTGCTCGTTGCTTTACTCCCTTGATAAACATCACTGTACAGCCGAACTGATTCCACCAGATCCAGAAAACACCGCACACGCTGGGCTTTGGATAGGTAAAAGCGGGAGGATGTAACAATGTGGAACGACCTGACATTACCGGATCCGCTATTGCCGAAACTGTTTACCCGCGTGTGGGTGAAAACTGACACCGGGCGACAGGTGGCGGCCTATCTTAATGATGCTGGTGAATGGGTAATTCTGTGCCCGCGCGTGGCGAAAACCCATCCGAAAATCGTTAAATGGAGCTATGGCTATGAGTAAGATCGCGAGATTCAGCTACAAGGCATTAGCCACCATTTACCCCGTAACGCGTGACGACTGGACAAACTCAGATGTATACGGAACGCCATACCTGATTGATTGTGCATGGGAACGCACTGACGGAACCGCAACAGACGCAAACGGTAATGAGGTTAGCAACGCGATAACCGTATATACCGAACTGCTTCACAAGATGCAGCCAGTACAGCGCCCGGAAAAAGGATGGATGCTTGCCACTGGTGACACTACTGCTATTGCCGACCCGCTGGCGGCTGGGGCCAACTTTATAACCGGGATCGTTGAATGGGACATGAGCATGTTTAATGACGCGCCGGATTATAAGATCGTGACAGGGGGTTAATCATGCCTATTAAGGGTGTTAAACGCGTCAGGGAGCGATTGAAGCAGGAAATAAAGGAAATTACAGACAGAAAAACGCACGATGTATTATGGCGAGTGGGGCTTGTTGCTGGTGGATTCGCTGCGAACATGACACCGATCGATACTGGTTTTTTAATTAACAGTCAATTCCAGTACATAGGTAGCACGGCTGAGGGTATGCAGTTACGGCTGGGATATACGGCCCGTTACGCTGAATGGGTACACAATATGCCAGGCACATTAAAAGGCCAGCCGCGCGAACATTTCGGCAAAACAAGAGAAGGCGTCGAATTTGGCGGCGGTACTGGTAAGGGTGATTACTGGGATCCAAACGCGGAACCGGAATTTTTGCGCAAGGCATTCGAAGAACCAGATAACGCCGACGATATTTATAAAACGATTGTAGAAGGTTACAAAACATGAAACGCAGCGAAGTATACGACGAAATAAGGGATTGGATTAAATCCCACGGGTACGACGAAGGTTATATTTTGCAGGCCCGTTTCTGGAATGAGCGATCCAATTCGAATAACAGCAGATATATTGTCATACAGCAAAACGGCGGCGCGGCGGGAGAAGAGGCGATAACCCGTGACTATTTTCGCATCCTGATTATTTCAGCGCGTAATGACGCAAATATTAGTGAAGTGGAAGACCTCGCCGACGCAATACGGCAAAGTATGATAACAGAGTATAAAACTGATAAAATTACACACATGAAGCCAGTAGGCGCTATTCCTGCAATGCAGACAAAAGAAGGGCGCTTTATTTTTACCGTAGCTTTTCAAACCATCATATCTAGATAAGAGGTAACAAAACATGTCTCAGACTTGCGAAAATGGCTCATTTACAGGCCGTGACGTTGCTGTATTCTTTGCTATCGCTTGCCCTAATGCCAAACCGGAAACTGGAGCGTACAAGGCGTTAGGCATGATGCGCGGTAAAACACTTTCCGTAGAATGGGAAACCGCAGACGCCACCGCTGATAAATCCGCCGACTATACCAAAGAATCCCTGGTCACTTACAAATCTGTTTCTTTCTCCGGCGACGGCGTATCACGTAGTGATGCTCTACACAACCAGAAAGAACTAAAGCGTCATGTAATGTCACCGGGCACTGCTACCGGAAATCAGCCATACGTGTGGCTAAAAATCGTCACTCCCACCGATGTGACTGAGGGTCCATTCCTTTGCACATCTTTCGAAGAAGAGGCGCCGCACGATGATGTGACAACCTGGTCCATTGAGTGCGAAAGCGCGGGCCAGGTAACTGTAACCGATCCGGTTGCCGCATAAACAATAAAGGGGCTATTTAGCCCCTTCCTTTTAGGGTGAATACTATGATCCATGTTCGTACAGGACAATTTGCGGCTGTGGTGAACGGTAAGCGCTATAAGTTTAATCCTTGCTTTGCTGCGATGGCTAAAATCGGCAATGACAGGGAGCTTGTGGAATGTTTCGCAACCATCCACGGTAGCGAATACCCTTCACGATTACCTACAGATCCAGACCTCCGCAATCGCATTATGGCGCGGTGTTATGGTGAGATAGTGCAAACGTCTATACACATCCTGAAATGTTGCTCAGACGACGAAACAGGCCCGTTGTTAGGCGAATGCTGGTTCACTCCTTCGGGTAAATTGAGATTAAAACCGGGAATAATGCCGGTTGATGATGTTATTACGCTGGCGCAACACTGCATGTACCACGGCTTAATTGGTGATGGCCCTGAAGAGGTCGCAAGCGATAGACAGGAAGGTGAATACAAACCAACGTTCGACATACTGGAGTTTGTTTATTCTGCCGTTGCTCACCTGGGGTTATCAGAATCAGAAGCGTGGAATATGACAATGACCGGATATAGGGCCGCTGTGCGTGCTAAAACGCCACCAGAAGCAAGAAACAAACAAAAACGACCAGATGTATTACTGGATAAAAAGGCTTATGACGATGGAATGAGGGAGGCTATGGAGATACTAAAAAGAATGGAAAATAGCGAGCAAGAAAAAGCCCGGGATTAGCCGGGCCTCTAAAATTCTGTGTTAGTTGAAATACGCATCAACTCTGTGGGCCACGTTTACACCATAAGACTCGCCATCCTTAAACGCATTTAGTGACGCTTTATTGTTTTTTGCCGCCTCTTTTAATTCATTGTACTTGCTATTAAGATCTTTCCATTCAGCGGTTTTTTCTAATACTGGCTTCATTGCGTAATGAATACAGCCAACGTTAAATGGCATTTCCAGATCACCATTACCGTCACCATGCTTTATATCGTACAACTGAGCATTATGCGCACATTCACGAAGTATGTATTTTGCGGACGGAGAGTGCTCAGCATTAGCATTAAGCGCAACTCCTGCAAGTACCGCCACGATTAAGATTTTTGCCAGACTTTTCATATTTCACCCCGCTTAGTTTTTGTTTTTCAGCGCTTTTAACATTTGCTCGATAAAGTCAGCATAGCGCTCATGTTCGTTGGGGTGGTAGTTTACGTTTTTCATTTTCTTATCCTCTTTTGCTTCCTCCGGTCAATCCGGCCTTTTAAGTCCCTTCGCTCTATCCCTTTCCTTTGGCTTCTTTATACAAAATGTGTTCACTGAGGTAAATCCATTTTGTATAAAATAGAGGCATAGATCACATTTTGTATGAGGTTAAATCATGTCAACAAATTTAGGCACAATTTATTACGAGGTTGATGCAAAAACGGGTCAGCTTCTGACTGTTCAGCGCGAGGTAGATCGCGCAACTGGCAAAATGGAAAAGGATTTGGAGCGCGTGGATAGTGCCGCCACTCAGGCAAGTAAGTCACTGTCAAAGCTATCCTCGATTGCCAGTGCCCTGGGTGCTGCAATGGCAGCAAAAAAAATCATTGAGTATGCAAACGCCTGGCAGGAGGTGAATAACAGGCTAATCAATAGCGTTCGTGCTGGTGAATCACTGGCAGACGTTAATCAGCGTGTATTTCAGATCGCGCAAAATTCACGAAGCGATCTTGATGCTACGGCAGATCTTTACGGTAAATTAGAGCGCTCGACGCGCGACGCTGGTTTATCGACGCAAGCACTTGGTGATATGGTTGAAACCATTAACAAAACATTCCGCATTTCTGGCGCTTCTGCCGCTGAAGCAGAAGGCGGGATCCGTCAGTTGGGTCAATCCCTCGCCAAAGGTGTTTTGAATGGCGATGAATTTAACTCCGTTACAGAAAACGCTACCAGGCTGTCAGAGGGTTTGGCTAAATCATTGGGCGTATCGTCGGCAGAAATGCGCAAGATGGCAGCAGAAGGGAAGATCACCCGTGAAGCTATCATTAAAGCCCTTAAGGAAATGAAAGCGGAGGTTGATGCTGAGTTTTCTAAACTCACCCCAACTATGCAGGAGGCTTTCACTGTTGCAGGCAACAACGCAGCTAAATTTTTCGGCAGCAATTCGTCAATTATGGGCGGGATTGGTGCTTTTAATTCGGCAGTTGTAACCCTGTCAGAAAACCTTAACGAAATAGCTACTGCATTTATTGGCCTTGCCACTGTGATGGGTGGCAGAGTGGTAAATAAATTCGTAGCTGCAACAGCAGAGGCATTAACTAACGCTCAGGCAACCAGGGCACAAACGGCAGCGGCACGGCAGGCCGCTCAGAGTGAATTGGCGCTAGCTAACGCTCAGGTGGTATCAGCACGGCAATCAGCAGCGGCGGCGGCGGCAAGGCTGAGAGAGGCGCAGGCTTATGCTGCGGCAAACGCCGGAACAAAATTCGAAGTTCAGACGCTGAAAGAATTGGCTGTAGCCAAAGCACAGAACACGGCGGCATCAAACGCCCTTACTGCGGCAGAGCAGCGCCTTGCTGCGGCCCACACTGCGGCGGCGACTAATGCGGGACTACTAAAAACAGCATTTAGCGCTACTCTGGGCGCGATTGGTGGTATCCCTGGCGCGTTAATGCTTGCTGTTTACGGGTTGACAGCATATGTAGATCACGTAGATCAAACGGCAGAGGCAAACCGCAACCTTGCTGATTCAGTGGATGTTAGTACCGAATCACTGGAGCGAATGAGCAAGGCGGCTAAACTGGCTGGCGCAGATAAACTACAAATATCAATGGGTCAGTTAGAGGAAGACGTTGTCAGTCTCAACAAACAGATTGACCAGGACACGCAGGCGCTAGAGCTGAATAAACAGGCACTGGAGAAAGCAGAGGAGGGGTCACGCGCTTACGCCAACCTATCGAAAGCTAATCAGGAAATCACAGCCCGCCTGACCAGGGAAGAGGCGCAGCGTGAGGATATTCTCGACCGCCTTAATCAAATGCAGCGCAAATATATTTTGCTTATGCAGGATACAGATCCGCTAATGAAGACCCTTGCCACTTCATTAGGGTTGGTGGCAGACGCATACGGAAGAATCACCACAGAAGCAGAACGCGCAGCAGCAGCAACGCAACACGCTTCAGCCGCACTTAACGCAGATCAGCAAGAGCTAATGGATCTGGCAAACCGCCGCCTGGAACTGGCAAAACTCGACTCCAAAACAGCCAGCAGGGAAAAGGCGATTGATGGGTTTAAGCGTGAGGCTGAGAAAGCAAACCTGACCGGGGAAGCGTATGAAAAATACATGGCTACAATGACCAAAGCATACGACACCGAGCAGAAACGCGCCGAAGCTGAAAGAAAGGCCAGTCATGGGGAAAGCGAGGAGAAAAAACGTCTAAAAGAGGCTGAACGCCTGCGCAAAGAGCTTGAGAAGCGGGGCCAGAATGTTGCAGACAAATACAACGTAGAAGCTGCAGCACAACGGAAATTAAAAGAGGATCAGGAGGCGCTAAACGCCGCACTTAAAAGCGGGAAAATAAGCGCGGAACAATACAATAAGGCATGGAAAGAATTAATTGGAACCGAGGAACAACGCAAACGTCAGGCTAGCTGGGATAATCTGGTAAACAAAGAGCTACAAGTGCGCGGGCAGGTAGACCCAATCCAGCAGGCGCAAAACGAATGGGCTGTTCGCAAACAAATGCTTACCGATTTAGGCGCTACCGAGCAATATATGAGGGAGCAAGAAAAAGCGCACGCACAGGAAATGCTTTCCCTTGAATGGGAACGATATAAAGCGCAGTCAATGAGCAACCAATTGTTAGGTGATACTGTTGATGCAATGAGTGGTTCCGCAACAAACGCGCTTGTCGGACTGGTTAACGGCACTCAGAGTTGGCAACAGGCGCTTGCTAACATTGGCAATACAATTCTGTCATCCGTGATCGGTACGCTTGTTCAGATGGGCGCTGAATGGGTCAAGCAGCAATTAATAGGGGAGGCTGCCAGTGCCGCCGCAACAGCAAAGGCAATGGGCGAGGCGGTGGCGTTAAGTTCTGCATGGTCCACCCCGGCATACCTGGCAAGCGTGGCAACAATGGGCGGCGCAGCGACGGCGGGGTCAGCGGCGATGGCTACCGGATTAGCTGGGGCAAAAGCGCTTGGCCTGGCGGGTGCTCGCTATAACGGCGGCGCGGTTAATGGCGGCAATCTTTATAGGGTTGGCGAGCACGGCAAGCCAGAGATCTTCCAATCTCGAAACGGCGAGCAGTACATGATTCCGGGTGACAACGGCAGGATAATATCAAATCGCGACATTGGTGGTGCGGGCGGCGGTAACGTTAGTATAAACGCACCGATTAGTGTTTACCCACAAAATGGATGGAGTGATGAGGACGCCAAAAAACTACAGCAGGATATGGAAAAGATCTGTATGGGCCTGATACACCGCGAATCATCCAGACCGGGAGGAATGTTGCAACCTCGCCGCAAATAAACCAAACCCCGGTACAATGCCGGGGCTATTTTCGTATTTATAAACAACCATTCCGCGCGATACACCCTATCCAAAATTACCTGTCAAACATTCCAGTTCCCCGCCGGGTGAATTTATCGCCCTTCATGCCCGCCTTACTTATGCGCCCCTTTAACCCCACAGTGTCTGTTATATTCCAGATGGTCGATAATTAACCACGCCTTTAAATCTTCGCTGAATAACCGCCAGTCGGGGTTAATATCAAATTTATAACCGTAGCCATCGCGTAATTTTTTGGGGGTGGCCTCTTTTCTCAGGAAAGCATTTAATAAAGCCTTGCCCTTTTTGATGATCCGGTCCTGTGCGTTTTTCTGTGCTTTCAAGTTTTTACCAATCGCCACCAATTTCATAACACACCCCACAATCCATTAGTTGACCACTTTCAGGAAGAAATCACGGTACTCGTTTTCCTTCGCATTCATCATGAATTGACCGTATTTGAATGCATCATCAAAGCCCTTCACAATCGCAACTTCCACCTGTTCGAATGCTTTGTTCAGCATCACAACCACATAGCGTTCCATATTGTCCCCCTTTGTCGGTACTGCTTTTTCTTCTTGCTTACTATATACATCTTGTCACGCCTTATGTGAAGCCATTTTGTAAACTGGTTATAATTCTTGTGATGAATTTCTCATTTTTCGCGTAGAAACGCGTAAAGATGTATACAATATGTAACTTATGAGAGTGAAGTTATGAACTGGAACGACATTTTCCACTATCAAGAAGGTGAAATTTATTGGAAGACAAAAAACTCCCAGCATCACGCTGGTGATCGCGCGGGTGGCCTTACTTCGGATGGATACTTGCGGGTGTGGGCTAACGGCAGGAGTCATAAAGTGCATCGCATCATATGGGAAATGCACAACGGCTCGATACCAGAAGGAATGGAGGTAGACCACATCGATCACAACAGACTAAATAACGCAATCGAAAACTTACGACTAGTTACACATAGAGGTAACGCAGTGAATCAATCATTGCGCAGCACAAATAAAAGCGGATTAAACGGCATTTCTTGGGATAAGGCGCGCAATAAGTGGGTTGTAAGAATATACGACCACGGGAAGCAAATAGCTGTAGGGCGATATTCAAATGTAGGTGACGCCATAGCCGCAAGGAAAGAAGCCGAATTGCGCTATGGATATTTTGAAAATCACGGCAAGTAATGAGGTGGGTATTATGCCAGAAGTTTTTATATGGAAACCACAAAGAAGCTACACGGTAACGAGAGAACCTAACGTTTCTGTGATTAAACTTGGCGACAACTATGAACAAAGGCAGGCAAAAGGGATTAACACGTTGCTTGATAGCTATACCCTGGTTTTCAAAGGCAGTAGCGCGGGATGTGGTGATGGTGGAAACGTGGCGATCCAGGCTGAAGCATTTTTGAGGGCGCGCGGCGCTGTCGAGGCTTTCTACTGGACGCCGTCGATGGATAACGTGCAAAGGCTTTTTGTTTGCCGTAGCTGGAGCATGACTAAAGACGGGCCTGTGTACACGCTAAACGCAACGTTTGAACAAGTTGTCGGCTAATGGGGGTTGATATGTACGGGACTTGTGTAGTTGACAAAACTTACGCTTTTACATTGTTTGACGACTATGAGATCAACGACCTTACTGTAAAAGCTGACAACGGCGATATATGGTATCTTCACGACGTTGGCGATGGGTACGTGGGGTGTAGATCCCGGGAAGGGAAGGAGGTTTTATTTTTGGTTGATGGCGTATAAACACGACCCCGCGCGAAGCGGGGTTATTATTATTCCATTTCCATTAATGCTATATTTTCCGCTATCGTTTTCCAGTCCAGATCTACAGCATGAACGCCAAATACTATCAATCCCATTATTATTAGCGCCAAAACTTCTATTTTCATAACCTGTCACCTATAAGTTATCACGCAGATAATTAACGCCCTTATCCGTGACGAATGAATGATTAACCTGGTTTTCATCCGTCATGATGATGAATAACTTTTCCTGTAGATATTTCGCTTTAGGGTACAGCGTTAAACATACCTGGTACAGTATCCCGCGCTCAATCAGCAAATCAATAAATTCGTGTTCATGATAACCAACGAGGCGGGCGGCCTGTTTCAACGTGTACACATAATCACCGTGATTGCGCCGCCCCATGTTGTCGCCTTATTTATCGAACGCAGACAAATTGTCGATACAGAAGTCTTTCGCAGCTTTTTCGTATTCGCGTTTTGCTTGCGGATCGTCTGCCGGGAAACCTTTTGCGTGTATTTCACCAGGGCAAGACTGATCCATAGAATCAGCAAATTCAACATTGACGTTAAAGTTAATATCTTTCGGATTCATGTTTTCCACCTCATCAATTATCTGCACCGGATTAGCGGCATATTTCACTGGATGGCCTAAACTACATTCAAGAATCCTTCCTTCTTCCAAAGCTGCCTCTTCGCTATCAAATAATCCGAAACACTCCTTGCAACCACTTAACCACACATCAAGACTATATTTTTGCATTTCGTTAACCTCTCATTTGACAGGTTCGATTCTGTACCCCAAAACGCGTTCGTCTTCAGCGAGTAAGAGCGCGTCGGTAAGTGCCTCGCCTTCATCTTTATACAGGGCCACAGTCATTTTCCTGCCATCCGCAAGGAACACCGCCAACCTCCACACCTTATCATCCATTTCACACCTCCGCGCCATTTTGTTAACCATGCTTCCTTTTGAGTACAATATACATATTGTAAAAAACGCGATCAACCGTTTTGGCATGATTTAGCGTGATGGCGATCACAAAATGACAAGGTGATAAAATGCGCAGCATACCTACAGAAATGATTATTGATTCCGTCGATGCCGGAGTCGGCGCGGTAATTGACCTGTTTGAATTAGACCTCACACCCCTGGGTGGCGAGGTTATCCGCTTCCATTCCGGCGCGAATGGTTATTACGGCCCGGTTATCTGGAAGGGAGTGACTTACAACAGCTACCCAATCGAGGCTACTGGCTTCGAAATGAAAAACGAAGGCGTTTACTCGCGCCCGCAAATGGTAGTAGCCAACATTGGCGGGCTAATCACCGGGATGAACAACGATTTTAACGACCTGCGAGGAATGAAGGTTACGCGCCGCCAGGTGGAAGTAAAATACCTGGACGCCGTTAATTTCCCCAACGGCAACCCGGATGCAGATCCATCTATCGAGGCTGTATCTTTTTACGTCGTTGAGGCGATGAGCGAAGAAACAGCCGACCAGGTGCAGTATGAACTGTCAACGCCAATTGATGCTGACAAGGCGGTTATTCCTGGGCGCACAATCCTTGCTGACGTTTGCCAGTGGCAATACCGGGGCGACGGTTGCGGATACAGTGGCGGCCCTGTAGCTACAGATAAAGACGAATCGACCAGCGATCCAAAGCTGGATAAATGCAGCCACCGCCTGAGCGGTTGTCGTTTGCGTTTCCCGCGCCCTAATCCGTTACCAATTTCATGTTTCCCAGGATCGAGCAAGGTGGGTTGATTATGGCACTTGAAGATAAAATGATTCGCTATGCCGCAGCCCATCCGCGCGAGGAAGTCTGCGGGCTGGTGATAGATAACGATTATTTTTACCCATGTTTAAACGCGTCTGAAACGCCGCACAACAGCTTTAAAATCTCGCCTGACGATTATATCAAAGCTGACGAATTAGGCGTTATAACAGCCGTTTTTCACTCCCATACTGACAATTCATTGGTATTGTCAGCGCGGGATCGACAACAGCAGGTTATTTCCGGCCTGCCGTGGTTTTTGTGTTCCGGTGGCAGGGTGAGAAAATTCCGCCCGGTGGCGCACCTGTTAGGCCGTAAATTTGAGCACGGGAAAACAGACTGTTATTCACTTTTCCGTGACGCCTATCACCTATGCGGCGTGGATCTGCCTGACTTTGAACGACACGACGGGTGGTGGCTGCGTGGGGAAAACCTGTACATAAAGAACCTGCCATTGAACGGGTTTTTCATGGTTGACGCGCAAAGCATTCAGCCCGGTGACGTGATTATCCGTCAGCCGTTTAAAGGCGCTGACCCATGCCACGCGATGATTTACCTGGGCGATAACACTGTTTTGCATCATGACAATGCCGGACTGTTAAGCCGCCGCGAGCAAATGCGGCCCGCGTATGTTCGACAGACCAATTCAATATGGAGATCTGACAAATGCTCAAGTTTAGATTTACGGGCAATCTTCGAAGATATTACGGCAAAGTGTGTTTAAACGTTGATACACCAGCGCAGGGACTTGGCTTGCTGGTTGCACAGAATCATGAGTTCAAGAAGGCGTTTTTAAGCACCCCGTTGCGCTTGCGAATTGCCGGAAAAGATTATGACGAAAAGACCGCGCCCGCAGCGGTTAACAGTAAATACCCGGACGGGACTACCGTCATTGTTGCGCCAGTGGTGGAAGGCGGTATTGCGGGGATTGGCGTTGTAGGCTGGATTTTGATCGGTGTTTCGGTTGTTAGCGTTGCGTTCTCGATCTTTATGTCACGCAACATGAAGATAAAAACATCAGCAGAAAGCGCACAAGATAACACCATATCTAACAACACATACACCAGCGTTGAAAACAAGGTAGGCCAGGGTAGACCAGTGCCGATCCTGTTGGGTGAAATGAAAATAGGTTCAAATGTCGGGTCGTTAGGCATAGACACAAGCAACAACAGAGACGCCCTTGACGTTGTAAGTTAACAGGAGAAAAACCATGAGTAGCGGCGGCGGCAAAGCCAAAACACCAACATTATTAAACGATAACCTGTTTCATAAACAGTTTTATCGTGTTTTGGATATTCTCAGCGAAGGCCCAATCTACGGACCTGTAAACCAGAAAGCGCCATTAAACAGCGTAATGCTTAATGACAGCCCAATCACTGACGCCAACGGCGGTACATCAGTCTCAGGCGTTAGCGTGGCGTGGCGTAATGGTACGGCTGACCAGTCACCAATCAACGGCTTCAACGCCATTGAATCAACCGTTATTGTAAACGCAAAAGTAACTCACGATACGCCGATAATCAGGACTGTTTCAGATCCAAACGTTAACCGCGTAAGGCTGAATCTTGGCGTTGATTCTCTGGTTCAGTCAGATGATAAGGGCAATCAATACAATACATCAGTCACGTTGATGGTTGACGTTAAGCCTTCATCATCAACATCTTGGTCACTGGTTAAGGATATTCACATTGGCCCAGGTAAGCAAAGCGGCGAGTACATGGAAGCGCATATCATCCAGGCACCGGATGAAAAACCGTTTGATATTCGCGTTCGTCGCGTAACGCCAGACAGCAAAAGCGATCTACTTCGCAATGACACCAGGTGGAGCAGTTACAGCGAGATAATCGACGATAACTTGTCTTATCCTCATACCGCTGTCGCTGGCGCGGTAATTGACCACGATCAGTATACTGACACGCCGACACGCACCTATCACATGCGTGGTCTGATTGTTGATGTGCCTGATAACTACGACCCGGAAACGCGCACATACTCAGGCTTATGGCTTGGTGGCTTTAAAAAGGCATACACCAATAACCCTGCATGGCTTTTCCGGTATCTGGTGAAAAATGAACGCTTCGGGCTTGCCCGCCACGCTGGTTACATCGACGTTGATGATGGCGCACTGTATACGCTTTCTCAATACTGCGACCAGTTGGTGAACGACGGTTACGGTGGCCTTGAACCACGCATGACGCTTAACGCTTACATCACGGAGCAAATGAGCGCCCGCGACTTGCTGGACAACATTGCAGGCATGTTCCGTGGTATCGCGTTATGGGACGGGCAGCGCCTTACTGTGATGATTGATGCGCCGCAGGATCCAATTGCTACCATAACGAATGCTAACGTCGTTGATGGCGCGTTCACTCGCTCAAGTATCGCCCGCGCAGAATCTTACAACGCCGTGATCGTGTCATGGACTGACCCGGAAAACGGTTGGGAACAATCAAAAGAATACGTGGCAGATGACGAACTGATCGCCCGCGATGGTTACAACGAAACCACGTTAGAGGCTTTTGGTTGCACGTCACGCGGGCAGGCGTACCGCGCTGGCAAATGGCTGATAGAAACAGCAAAACGCGAACCCTCAAAATTCACGTTTAAAATGGCCCGTGACGCAATTCACTTCACACCCGGGGATATTATCGAGATACTCGACAATAACCGCGCTGGCGCTCGTTTGGGCGGTCGCATCGTGGCGAATAACGGGAAAGTGATAACTGTAGACAAGGTTGATTCTGACCTGGTGGCGGCTGGTGACACTATCAGCTTACTGGACAGCGACGGCAAGTTTAAAAAACATCAGATCACTGGAGTTGACGGAAACAATATTACCCTTGCGGCGGCGCCCGCATGGATTCGTAACGGGACCGTATTCGCCGTATCAACTGAATCCGCGAAACCTGTCCTGTGTCGAATCACCAGCGTAGCGGAAACCGAAAATAACAGCGTGTACACCATCGAGGCGGCACAGCATGATCCTCACAAACAGGCTGTAGTTGATGAAGGCGCAATCTTTGAGGTAAACAACGACACGCTTAATCACTTCCGCGTGCCGAACATTGAAAACCTGAAGGTGTTAAATGTTGGTTCTGAAACTGTTCAATGTCGAGCTACATGGGAAACACAGACGACAACGCATCGCCTGACCTTTGAGATCCGCGCATATAACGCAGAAGGCCGCGTGGTGGCAGCTTATGAAACAACGAATTACCGCTATGATTTTTATGGCCTTGATGCTGGCAGCTACACGCTTGGTATTCGCGGTCGTAATGACACTGGCATGAAGGGTGCGGAAAGTATTGTGGACCTGGTTATTGGTGCGCCAGCGGCCCCGATTGGAGTTAATTGGGTTCCAGGTGTTTTCCAGGCAACAGTGTACCCGATCAGCAAAACAACCCTGACCACTGATACGGCATATGAGTTCTACTTCTCAGGTGAAAACCAGATCACGGACCCATCAAAAGTAACCACGCTGGCACAGTTCACCGGGCGCGGCTACCAATGGACTTTCGGCGGCATGAATACGGGCCACACCTATTACGTTTATGTGCGCACGCGTAATGCCTTTGGTGTGTCAGACTTCGTTGAAGCATCCGGCAAACCGACTGAAAACTTCGATGAAATCAGCGACTACGTCACAAAAGACGTGATTAATTCAGAACAGTTTAAAGGGATGATTGGCGACATTAAAGATCTAGGCGACCGTGCAGACCTTATCGAAAGCGCTACAAATGACCTTAAAAACGCTACTGACAGCCTCAAAACTGCAACCGATAACCTGACAAACATCACTGAAGATTTGAGGACTGACACGGACGGCCTAATCACAGAAACGGGGGCCATAAAAGCTGATACGGACACACTGAAAAAAGAAACGGAAGATCTTTATAAAAAGGTTGGGGAAAACACCGATGGTATTGGACAACATGAGGTAAGAATTGACTCGCTAGAGGTATCCAGCGAAAGAATCGACAGCGAACTGGCGCAAGCAAAAGCAAGCCTGCAAAACGCATCTTTGGCGCTGATTAATAACTCGCTCGCGCAGACCAACACGCGGGTTACGCTCACTGCACAATACAAGAAAGGGCAATCAGAAACAAACGCGCAAATTGACCGCATTGACAACGTTATTGCTGAAGAGAAAAAGGCCACGGCTGAATCGCTGAAAACCATCACGGCAGAAATGAACACGATGGATTCCAACCTTAAAGGTCAGATTTCCAGCGTGGAACGCGCAGTAGCAGACGAAACAAGTGCCCGCGCTGAAGCAATTAACAACGTGAACGCATCAATAAGCGATCTCGACAAGAAAACCGACGCCAGCGTTAACCGCCTTGATCAAGCTATCGCCGACGAAACGAGCGCCCGCGCTCAGGCTATCAGCGGCGTGAATGCCTCGATAAGCAATCTTGAAAGCAAAACAGACGCCAGCGTTAGCAGACTTGATAAGGCAATATCTGACGAAACGCAGGCAAGAAGCGACGCAATAACAGAGGTCAAAGCTGATTTAACAACGCTCGAAAGTAACACAAACGCCAGCGTCAAACGCTTGGACCAGGCTATTGCTGACGAGTCAAGCGCCCGCGCTCAAGCTATCAGTGGCGTAAATGCGTCAATTTCAACCCTTGATGGCAAGGTTACAAGCAACGTGACCCGTATCGACAAGGCCATTGCAGACGAAACGAAGGCACGCACTGACGCGATAAGTAGTCTTAACTCATCGCTTACCAGTACGATTAACTCTAAGGTGTCTGAAGTATCAACGGCGCTTTCTACGCATGAAGCGTCAAGCGCGGAAAAATTTGGCCAGATCTCAGCGTCTTTCGATTCTGTAAACTCAAACATTACAGAATGGTCGCAGGCAATGGCTACGGCTGACGAGGCATTATCAAGCAAAATCGATCAGCTAACAGTGACCGTTAACGGGAACACAACGGCAATAGAAACGACGTCAAAAGCGTTAACCGACTTCAAAGGTAATGTTGATGCGACGTACTCCATCAAGCTGGCAACCGACAACAACGGCATGAAATACGCAACAGGTATGTCACTTGGTTTAACTGGCAGCGGTACTAACGTTCAATCGCAGTGTATTTTCCTCGTTGACCGCTTCGTATTGATGACCGCAGCAAACGGCACATATACAACGCCTTTCTATGTGTCTAACGGTGCAATGTATGTGCGCGAGGCGTTTATTAAAGACGCGTCAATCACTAATGCAAAAATTGGTTCATACATTCAATCAAACAACTATGTTTCCAATAGCACAGGCTGGAAGCTGGATAAATCAGGCACATTTGAAAACTACGGTTCTGTAAGTGGTGAGGGCGCGATGAAACTAACAAATACAACCATTTCCGTTAGGGATGGAAACGGTAGGTTGCGCGTCCAAATTGGACGAATTACCGGATCATGGTAAAATTAAGGGGCCGAATTTGTTCGGCCTCAGTTTTATTAAGGAGGTGCAATTATGGCTACTTTCGGCATAGCCACCTGGGATGCCAACGGAAATCCAAATAACTACGGAATCAAACCTTCAGTAGTTGTTGGTTATATTTCGCTATCCTCAGGACAAGTATCAGGCACATATAGCTTTACCGTTCCTACCGGATGCAAATTATCATACGGCATGACGCTTGATCATGGTACGTTATCAACGACGCGTAGAAGGATTACAATTTCTGGCGGAACCGTATCAATTTCATCGGCAGGTAATACAGTAGGAGCCAATATATGGCCCGCATCACAGTGTGAAATTGTTATATTTGCGGAGGCGGCTTAATGGCAACATTCGGAGCTTATTTAAGATTAAGTAACGGGAATATTTTCGTTACACCGGAAGCGACGCCCATATGTCTATACACAAGGCAAGATATTTCTTGCCCACCAACGCAAAACACATCAAGATACATTGCAGTCCCAACAAACAAGCCTGTAATGGTATTCGTAAAAACAAGTATAGGCGGTGTCACAGCAAGCGTTAGCAGGGCCAACTCTGGGCAGATACTTTGCGCTTTTGGTAGGGACACTAAGAATACCTATACTGCTACTGTATATGTGTTTTCTATTTTCCCACCTTCGCTCCCTAAGTGGGGCATGGCTATCTGGAACGCTTCGGGGGAACTGGTGCTAACTAATGAATCAAGAATATTAACGGACATTGTTACAGTCGGTTCACCAGGTAATAGTGGGGGTATAAATATAGATCAGACACTTTCAGGATCATACGCAATTTGCCCGCAATTGTTGGGCGCGGTTGTTGGGCAAGGTTCAGCGTCTATTTATGCTGCCGCATACTATAACGGCAGCAAAACAAGAATCTATGGCGTTACGGCTGGTGGCGTATATAATCCTACTGGCTATATAAACCACGGTAACGCCATAACCGCCATCAAAACCGATGCCTATGATTAATTTAGTTCCGGGCAATCCGTTTTATTGAAGTTGTCAACGCTTACCCATTGGAAGTTAAACGGATACCCGGCCTTAACCATTTTATGACCGCCAACATCCGCGACACCGAAGACTGCAACCGCATACTCATTACCGCCAGTTTGATAAGTTGCCGTGCATTCACGTTTCGGCATATCAGCACAACCAACCAGACCAGCAACCATTGCAGCGATAGCTATATTTTTAAAGCCTTTCATTGTCTTACCCTCCGTTGTTTCGTTGTTTGTAGTATCCATAAACCGCATTTACGCAACATTGACATAAATCAACAAATACATTTTGTGTAAGCAGAAAATGCAACAAAGATCACAAAATGGTAGAATTATTCCGTTAATTAACATAATGGAGTCATTGCGATGATTTACACAACTGGAACAATTGCCATCAATGGCAATACCGTTGCAGGCACGGGAACAAACTTTTCCGAGCCGCTTTCTCTCATTCGTGTGGGTTGCACGCTTATTGCCATCAGCAACCCTATCCAGATCTTTACCATCACAGAAATTAAGAGCGGTACTGAATTATCAGTGACGCCAGCGGCTAATCCTGCCATCGCTGCCGGGACAAAATTCAGTATTCTGCTTTCTGACTCGATCTCAGTTGATGGACTTGCCCAGGATGTAGCAGAAACGCTTCGTTTTTATCAGGAAAAGGAAGATGAAATATCAAGCGCAATAGATGGCAGCAATATTGGCTTGGGTCCAGAGCCGCGAGATTGCGTCGATATATCAGGCAATCCGTCTTCTTACGTTGGCTTTTTGCGCATAAAGGAAACGACTAAGGGTTTTCCTTCCGTAGCGGCTGGTGAATCATTTTTGAGTGGATTTATCTGTCAGCAGGATACATCGCCTTCGTATGCAGGCGTCTTTGTCGGTTGGTCTACGCGATCACTTTATACTTACACATGGGTCGCAACATCAGGACCGAACTGGACACGTCACGCACGCAAGGATGAAGTAAACAGGCTTATTCAAAGAACAGGAGAAACACGCGTATGCTCTCAAAACGCAAATAAATTCCTTACCGTCTATGATTCAGGAACGTGGGGTTGTTTCGACTCAGAGGCTAGTAAATATCTACCGCTTTCAATTTCTGCTGGCGGCACTGGTGCAGGAGATGCAGACACAGCAAGAACAAACCTGGGCGTTGGGTCTTCAAATAGTCCTCAGTTTGCTAATGTATCGCTAAAAAGAGCTACTGACGTGACTACCGGATGGGTTGCGGGAGGTATTCTTTCCAGCGTTTTGGTTGGTACATCAGGATCGGAGCGTATTTATGGTGCACTATACCCTGAGACAAACCTTTCTTCGCCAGACCAGTTAACAATGCATTTAAGATCTGGCGGCGTGAGCAAATACGCAAGCCTCAACATAAACGGCGAATTTATAGCCGACTCTTTCAAACCTAAAAACGCTGAACAGACAAGGAGAAACATCAATATCCCAACCATAGGCGGTGGCGAGATGATAACAATCGAAGCCCCGGAAGGCGTTGAGGATGGTAAGTATTACCCTATAATTATAAACGCCAATTATTACAACGCTTACCTGACTGGCTATCAGATCGATATTGTTACAGTGTCTGGCGCTGGTAATTACCCAATGAACTGTAACACCTTTTCCGGGTATGTAAGGACTGGCGGGTGGAGTGACAGAAAGGATGCAGGTTACGGTTTTTACAATCGTTATACCGACAAAGAAATCGCTTTACATTCTATCTGTAGTTCCAGCAAAGACAAAGATAACCTGCTCTTTGTTTTTGTTGAAGCAAGGGCATTCCCTATTAAAATGCGCTTGCCTGTGGGCGTAACAGTACAAGTACCAACCGCCCAGGTTGTATATAATAGTGGTAAAGATACAGAAACGATCATACCGTGGGGTGTATCAGACCCCTTAGGTTCATATAAAAACCTACAGGTTATGTTTGATTTCAGAATGGGGCGTTGTGGTTTTTATTCTGCAACAACTGAAGGACTCCATTATATTTGTAGTGGTGCTCGCGTAGGTCTGTTTAACGGAATTACCGTTGGTGAAGACATATCAATGACGATGCCCAAACTAACCATAAATGGCCTGATAGGATCATCTAAAGGTTACGCCATAAATGCTGGGCAAAACTGGAACGATCAGCATACGGATGCTGTAGAGAAGTTTAAGCCAATCGCAGGCAGTGACAATGGTCCTTTGGGTATTGGCGTTGCGGGTGGTTTTCATGTCACCTTTAGCGGTAACTATGCTACCCAGTTCGCCGGGCGCAACTCATCATTCTATGCAAGAAGTATTGAAAATGGAACGATCAAGGATTGGTGTCAACTTGCAACGCTTAATACAGCAAACGTATGGACAGCAGACAATCATTTTAGTGGTCATTATATCTTTGATAGCACGCACACACGTTTCATAAGGCATATTGCTTACGCAACAACCTCGGCAAACGTACAGGTGATGACATGGGGCGGTTCATCATCCCCGCTGAATTATGAGGTTAAAGCTGTTGATACAAACGGCGCACAAACATCATTAAAAACGCTGTTTGTGGCTAAATACCTTTCCGATGGTTCTGCTTCGCTTGCGGTTGAAGGCACTATCACATGCACTTCAGTTACCCAATCATCAGACAGGGACTTAAAAGACAACATTCAGGTTATAGGTGATGCAACTGAAGCCATCCGTAAAATGAACGGGTACACCTACACCCTCAAGGAAAACGGCCTGCCTTACGCTGGCGTTATCGCTCAGGAGGTAATGGAGGCGCTGCCGGAAGCTGTGGGATCGTTTACTCATTACGGTGAAGCGTTACAAGGCCCGACCACTGACGGCAACGAGTTACGCGAGGAAACGCGTTACCTCAATGTTGACTACGCCGCAGTGACTGGTTTACTTGTCCAGGTGGCACGCGAAACGGATAACCGCGTAACCGAACTGGAAGAAGAAAACGCCAGCCTACGCGCCAACATTGCCGCAATGGATGAGCGTATCGCAAAACTTGAAGCGCTTGTCAGTAAGTTGACTGGAAGCGAAAAATAAGAGGTGATGTGCGCAGAACATCGCCGCGCGAAACGAGGCTAACGCCTCGTTTCTTTTTGTGTACCAAATAGTGACCAAATTGATAAATCAAAAACAAAACAAAACATAAAATGTTGAATACAAATTAGTTTTTCGCCAGCCCACCCATTCAAAAGATAAGCGGATAGGGCAAGACTAACGAATAGTAAGTACCCAGTTTCGCGTCTGGTTTGTAGCGTTGCAGGAATCCAAGAAACAGTGGGACAAAAGGAGATACCGGCGCTAAAGGCAATACGGATGAGTCGGCAATACGAAAGAGGATTTGCGCAAATGCCGGGTGAAAGCCAAGTAGCATAAACATTGGTACGAAAATGGGGGCCAGAATCGACCAGATTGCGGAACCGCTGGCAATAAACATGCATAAGAAAGAGGAAAGCAACGCCAGACCGACAAACGCCGGTATGCCGCTAAGCCCTGAACTTTCCAGTATATCGGTCAGCCCCACGGCGATGAATTTCCCCATGTTGCTCCAGTTAAACATGGCGACAAATTGGGCGAGGGGAAAAACCATCACGATAAATCCCGCCATCTCTTTCATCGGTTCAATCATTAAATGCGGTAAATCCGCCTGACGTCGAATTGTGCGGGTAGCGATGCCATAAGCCAGCGAGACAACAAAGAAAAAAAGAATGATCAGTGGCACGATACCTTTAATAAAGGGTGATGGCATCACGGTGTGATTAATCGGATCGCGCAATATCCCGTTTTCCGGGATCACCATCAGCGCGATCGCAGCAATAAAAAGTAGCGATACGACACCTGCTATGCGTAAACCAAAACGCTGACTTTCGGTCAATGTCTGCAGTTTCTCATCGCTGTTTCCCTGCCATTGACCTAATCGTGGCTCGATGATTTTGTCGGTTATCAGGCCGCCAACAATCGTCAGTACGACTACGGAGCTGGCCATAAAATACCAGTTATCAATTACACTGACGTGCATTTGCGGATTGAACGCAGCCGCCGCTTCCGTGCTGATCCCCGACAGCAACACGTCGGTTGTGACAATCAGTAAATTAGCCGTAAAGCCGCAACCTACGCCTGCAATGGCAGCCAGTAAACCTGCAACTGGATGCCTGCCCACCGCCAGAAAAATCAGCGCACCCATCGGTGGCATGATCACTAACGCCGCATCGGAAGAAATGTGGCTGAAAAAAGCAATAAACAGCACCATATAACTGGCGTAGCGGGCATTAACATGCGATGCCATTTTAACCATTAGCGCTGGCAGTAAGCCGACGCGCTCCGCCAGACCGGCACCTAAAACCAGCGCCAGGATCGCTCCAAGTGGAGCAAAACCGCTAAAGTTTTTAATCACATTGGGTAAAAACCAGTGTAATCCTTCCACACTGAGCAGGTTTTTCACCACCACCGGCGTACCATCGGTCGGGTTTTTCGCACTGACGCCAAAGGCTGACAAAATTGCCGTCGTCACCATGAGTACGATTATCAAATAGATAAAGAGCAAAAAAGGATGGGGAACCTTGTTACCAATTCTTTCGACCCAGCCATAGAGCTTCCCGGATTGGGAGGACGACGGTATGGATGACATACTCAT